CTAGAGTGGTACCGCAAATATACGCAGAATTATCTGAAGCACTTAAATAAAATCCGGTTACAACGGTTTCACCCGGCCCTCCAATGTATAAACGATCGTAGTACGCAGCAGTGGCTACATCCCAAGCCGTAGTTAAACGATATTCGTTTATGTCGTCACCAGTATTACCTACTACATACATTCTGGTTCCAGCAGAATTAAATCCTAAACCACTAGGGTTACTTTCTTGATTGGCTACTGAAAATTGTTTTGTGTAAGTTGTAGTTGATACGTCATATGCAGTTGACACAGAGTATTGATATACTGCGTCATTAGTAGATCCTAGCATATAGAACTGAGTGCCATCTGAGTTGAAACGTATAGCTACGGGACCGGTTTCTGCCACAGGTAGACCAGCATCTGCAGCAGCAAAACGTCTAGAACCGCTCAATAATGTAGCCGTAGTTACGTCCCAAGGTGTAGACAAGCTATATTGATATACTCTATCTTCGCCGGCGGCGCTACCCACAGTGGCATTTGCCACAGCATTAGTACCACAAACGAACATCTTGGTACCGTCTGGTTTAAAAAATAGCCCAGAGCATGCGGTATCTACAGAAGTTGTGGACAGAAAAGTACCTGTACCAGCAGAGCTCAACAGCCACGGAGTGCTTAAAGTATATTGGTATACAGAGCTGGTCCTTACTACAAATAATTTAGTACCATCCGGCTTAAAAAATACATCATAAGGATCTGTGGCTACTGACACTGACGCATCCGGCGTCCAAGCAGCTACCGAGTCTGTTAACGCATCTTGATACTGTACAGGTACAGCCAAGTTAGTAAAATTGGCATCTAATTCCAAAATACTAAGCGGTGAGCCTTTGCCTGTACGGGTTACGATTGTTGCCATAAAAATCCTTAAAAAATCTCTGCACCTGCAAAATAACCATATACCACATAGTCTGTTTCTACGGCTACTTGTTTACCTAAAAATAAGCCTTGTAAAATATTATCAACCGTATATTTGGAATTTATTGAAGTAGTTGCAGTATAATTAGTAGTGCCTGTAATACTGTTGACGACATAATTAGTAGTAGGAGTAATTGTGAGGATTAAGTTACCTTCTGATAAACTCATGCTATGTCACCACGAATAACCAAACTTATCATGTCATATACAGTTTGACGAAGTCCTGTAGCAGAATAATACACTTCTACCTCTGCCTCATAATTACCAGCAGCCATTGCTAAATCGCCCTCTACCCAGTCAATATAAGCTACTCCTGTAGTAGGGGCTAATATTGTAGCTGTTTTTGTTAAACTTAAGGTGCTGGAACCAACTGCACGAATGTGCAAACGTACTGCAGCACCTGTTAGATCTAATACTTGGTCCGGGAGCAACGAGTCTTTTAAGGTTAATTTTAACTGCGGAGCTGTATCACCTCTTACAAAATTAATAGCCATAACGGCTCCTTTGAAAAATTTCTGGTATCTGGGTTACGTGCATGAATTATACCACAAAGGTATAACCCATGCAAGTGTAAAATTTTTCTGATGGTTAGACTTCTTCTAACTCAATCTGAGAGCTGTACATGTCCAGTGTGTGATAACTGATGCCAGGTGTTTGCATCAGCTTTCCGTAGATTTGATGTGCACGTTCCATTTCGTAATCGTTTGTAGTAGAACCATTATCTGGAAACAAACTTACAAATAAAGGTTTTGAGATGCCGTTGCCTAAGAGCAACTTTGTCATTTGTATGCGATCTGTAGGCGATAAATAAGCTAAATCAAAACTCAACGAATTAAATCGTGGCCCACGTTGAGTCACTAAATCGCCTGACTCAGTTCGGTCGTGTGCACTTAAATCTTTTATGGTAGCAGTCATACCATATCCAGTATTGTAGACCGGAGTCCAATATCTACCTATGATTAAGCGACTGGCTTCAATATATTTTCCCAAAGTAACTGCTGTACTACTGTAGTAATCAGTAATCTTAATTACAAGATATCTGGCGCTTAAAGCTTGTATGGTAGAACTAAGCCATATTCTGGCGTATGTGCCTCCACCATACGCGTATGTGTTAGGAGAACCAGTGCTTAAGCCCAGTGTATTCCAAGGACAGCAGGTACTGGTTTGCGAAAAGTTAGTTACTTGAGTTCCACCAGTAATAATGGCTTCTCCTGATACAGACAAAGCTATATTAGTAGGTGCTACACTATATCCAATTACTTGAATAGTAGCAAATGCACTATTCAAGTTGGTAAAAGGCAGTACCACAGAGTGTATGCTTTGTGTGCTGCCTAAGTCTACTTGAATAAGAGCGTCAATACTATAACCAGCAGTAGGATTACTATTGTTTGTGGAACCTGCTGTGGTAGTAGGAGTTCTCCAAACACTACCCTTTGCGTCTTTTTGCAAATTGCCAACCGGAGTACCAACAGGTGTGTTAGTGGGAGCAGTCAAAGTTGCAGAATCTGCCAAGTTCTGGTAGATGATGCGTAAGTTATTTAATGCCATAGAATCCTTTAAGGCCAGGTGTACGCATAAAATTCAGTAACCGCAGTTAATGTAGCATTACCACTAACTAGTTTTACCGGCTCATGTTCTTGTAAAGTTGTAGTGTTAACTGTAGCTGTACCTTGAATAACAAACACAGTTTGGTTGACTTGTAGGTTGCAAGTTTCACCAACTTGCAATTTAATTACGTCAACATCTTCACAGCCACGTTGATCAGTCCACAAACAACACCAATAATCTGTAGGAGAATCAAATACTCGTTTATAAATACCTGGATCCATTAAAAATTTATCATGACGACTAATCCAACCGTGTTCCAAGTCAGGTAAAGAGCCGTTTATTTCTTTGGAAGTTCCATTTAAATGTAAATGTACTCCTTCTAAGTCCGAGTACCTGCACTGTTCTAGTACTCTTGTAGCTACCCATTCTCCTGGTTTGAACTTGGTACGCACAATGTATAGTCCATCAATTTTAAATATTTGAGCAGGTTCCGTGGAGCCTTGTCCCATATGTTGGTGTCTAAGCATCAAATAGCCTTTGGAGTTAGATTGTTAGTAATAGCAGCAGGAACAGTATCTTTTGGATACTGATCTTTTATGAGTTTTATAGTAGTATAAAATTCATTGTCTTTTGGTAATTTGCCTGAATCCATTGCTTTCCAGATCAGCTCTAATTGGTCTAAAGCACTTGGATACAAGCTACGACGTTTATCTGCATAAGAAAGGGGGCGAGGCCCTCGTTTAGGCCTGCCTCCTCGTACTACTTCTTTGGTTTTAGGGTCTACTGAATCATTATTAAGATCTACTCGCCCTTCCAAGATATACTCTCCTGGAGCATTTACCTGCAACTCAAAATCTTCATCAGGTACTTGTCCGCTGCGAACAATTTCTCCCTGAGAATTATAAATAATAAAATGTTTCATCTTTTTAATATTAAGACTGAAAGTCTTGCTGTTCCTTGAAAATATGACCTTTTTAGTTTAAAGGTATGAGTGCCTTGAGCAGGTGATAAAATAATAGCATTACATGGAGTACCATTATCTGTTAAACTCTCTAATAACGGACCTGTAACATATCCAGTTACACCACCACTGCTGTCTTTACCAGTTCCTGAACTACTAGTAAATGCTACAGCAGTAGGCGGACCTAAATAATAATCTATTAGTATTGCAGAAGCACCTGCAGGTACTGTTACGGTTAAGGTAACTGTAGCTTTAGTTATTTGAGCAGCAGTATAAGCCTGTACTATAACTCCATCATATGCATCAGTAGCTTGGGAATAGCCAGTGGCTGCTGTACTTGCTGCCCCTCCCACAATTTGATCTGTGTTTACTATTGCGCTAGATAAAGTACCTGAAAAACTAGCTGAACCATTTTCAATTGAAAATCCTGGAGCGTAAACGTTACCCTCACCAGTTATTTGAAAATACTTAGCATTAGTTCCATTTGCTGTGCCAAATAATAATCCACTAGCCCCTAAATAAAACCCGGTACCTCCTGCTGCAGGCCAAGCATACGAACTAGTATAACTACCGCCATATACTGCTCCGGTAAAGTTGCCTGATGCAGCAGATAATGAGCCAGAAAAAATAGCCTCACCAGCATTACTAATACTAACGGTGGCTTTGCCGTTTTTGGTTGCCACAATTCCTGTACTACCGATATAAAAACCATTTTTACCAGTTACAGAGTCTAAAGCAGGCGTTCCCACAGTTATAGCAGTTGGTGCTGTTAAAGTGATCGGCCCAACCATAGTATCGGCTGCAGATTTACTTAACTTTGAGTCGGCTGCTGTTTTGGCGGCTGCAGCCGCAGTTTGAGCATTAAATACTTCAGTTACTTCTTCAAAAGAAAAATCTTGAATTTCCCACCAACCTGGTGATCCTGAATAATTATCCAAAAACTCAGGCTGTACAAAATTTACTCCAGTTTGCCAGTCCTCGCTACTCCAAGTATAAGAGTACTCCAACCATTTGTAACTGCCGCCAGCAGCTGCCTCATGCGTTGCACGACTGACTCCTGAAGGTTTGTACGGACTGCGTCCATTATTATCTGGTCCAGTAGTGCCAACTGCATCTTTAAATTGACGCAAACTGAAGTATAGAAGACCTGTGGTACTAGCTGAAGGTCTAGCCCAAAATCTGGTACGGTAAACTTTACTTCGATCAATAGGTACATATATACTCATATTTGGATAACCAGCACCGCCACCATATAATTTTAGTATTTGTGAACCTACTTTGCCGTCTGTTACTGTGGTTAATACTTGCTCGTTTAAACTCCACTGAGAAAAAGGCAAAGCCAAGCTTTTTCCACTTGTGGCATTTAAGTCTCCGTTGTAGCCTATTCCACGTATGGTTACTTGACCACCACCAGCTCCTGCAAGCGAACCATCTGCGTTTATTTTTATGCCGCCGATGTTGGTTAATGGGCCAAATTGAACATTGGTTAAAGAACTTCCAGTTTGATAAAAACTAGAGTCAAAGAAAAGGCTTGTGGTAATGTTCGTGGTTACCGGAGTACCAATTACTGTGCCATTCTTCAAATACCGTACTGCAACTCCGTCATAAGTAACAGCTAAAATATCCCCTTCAACGTACGTTCCAATTTCTGCGTAATAAGTACCACTTCTATAGTCATATAATTTTCCTCGACCCTCAAGGTACAAAGCATAATCAATAGAAACCCAAGTGCGGTTTGTTTCAGGATCTGAATTTAAACCAAACATTATATCAGTCTTATTACTAGTGGCCTTAACAACGGCGTATGCACCTCCAACAAATGAATCTTTGCTGTATACATCTGAATTCCAGTCATCAACCTCATTTGTTTTGGTTAAAGTTTTACCGTTTACAGTAACACCTCTACCTACAAAAGTAGTAGTACTTTGAGCATTGGCTGTATATTGAGCTGCATCTGATAATACTTTAGCTGCTCCACTTATTACGTCTAATAATGCTTGTCTTGCAGTGTATACATTTTTAAAATTAGTTCTAAAGGTTTCACCTACAATGGTGGTATTTCCGTATAAATTATTCCAAGCTGAAGGGCTGTTAAGTGTTGCTAAATAATCGGTTAAATCACTGATAGTTTTATTGTAAGCGGTATTTTGAGCGATAACATTGTAGTTAGCTGCTTGAGCGTTAATTCCTGCTTTTTCCGCAATGATTACTTCGTAGTCTTGAATGATCTGAGGTTTTTCATCTGGTGTTAACAGTGAGTCAGAACTAATATCTGCTATAGCTTGTACAGCTGTGGCTGCGGAAGCCTTAGCCGCATCAGCGTTACTTGTAGCTGTATTAGCAACAACAGCTGCAGCATCGGCTGCTGATTGCGCTGCTGAAATACTAGGCTCTAAGTTAATGTTCATGATGTCTTGAGGCGACGGCGTCCAAGAACTAGGCTGTGTGCCCAGCTCTACTTTTGGGCAACAAATATCAATAACAGAACCACTGGGCAAAGGTGTAGCGGAACCTTGCTGTACCACAGAAATGTATAGTTCTCCTTTAGAAGTATTGGCATTACTTAAAGGCACTCCACGAAAAACATATCTCTGCCAAGAACTTGTTAATGCAGGATTTTCTAATTCTGCACCATTGGTGAATCCCATGTTGCTGTAAAATCCATACATGCTCTTGCCCAGTGCACCAGCGCTGGCTTTAGCCCAAAAACTGATACAGTAAGTTTGAAGAGGTTCCCAAGATTTAACAGAGTCTGCTATACCAGATACTACAGCAATACCAAGTGTAGTAGGTGTAGCCGCTCCTGCAATAATACGTACGTAATTTTGTCCAAACATTCCACCTGATTGAACTGATGTAGTAGCAGCTATACTGGAATTGTTATATAAAAACCAGTTAGTAGGTAAAACATTATTGTGACGTAAAAAGCCGCTGTTGCCTACTAAGTTTACCCCACCTGGACGTGCTGAGTCATTGTTTACAATTGTACCGCTGCCTGTACCAATACCTTCCAGTGCCCCTGTAGTGGCATTGATGGTAACACCACCTACTTTGAAAGTGGTACCACTATAGGTAAGTTTATCACCAATAGAAAATTGATTCGTAGTTCCGTTAAACCCTATAAAAAATCCACCAGCTTCTCCGAAATCTTTACCGTAAGTTCTGATATTACCCTGTTCTGCAACGGTTAAATTGCCTACATTGGCTGTGATAGCACTTAGAGTACCTACTTTTAAATTGCTTAAGTAAGGGTTGCCCCAAGCAGTAATATTGCTACTTTTGCTGTAAATACCGTCTACTTGATACATGTATTCGCCAGCATTCAGATTGCTGGTAGCTGAAAAACTCCATGTACCTGCATCACTTGTGGGTACTACATCACCCTTAACCGCAGTAACTGCTCCAGGAGCTGTTCCACTAGTAGTTACCAAGTAAGCTGTACGCGCAGAGTCTCCTTGAGCACCAACGGTTCCATCTTCGCGATAACCTATGCTGTTTCTGGAAGCAGCACTCCAGTTGAATGCTGTAGAAGTTGCAGAAGCATCTGCAGTTACTGTAACTGTTATTTGATAAAGAACATATCCGGTTGGACCCGGTGCAGCTCCCGCTGAGCTAGACCAACCAGTAGGATATTTGTCTATACTATTATTAGTCCAGTCAAGTATAGCATCTTGACTGTAACTAGTAGGTACAATTGTTGACCATAAAAACGCACTAACCGGCAAGGCTTTCGTACCATTAACACCTGGAGTACCATCTGTGCCATTTTGAGCTACAATAACAGGAGTAGTCCAATTACTGTTGTCTTGTGAGTCTGCTGGTGCAACAACACTAAAAGCACATGTTGTCATCCAAGTAGGAATAGTAGTGCTATTAGGTTTAGTTCTAGACCAATTACCTAAGCTACCATCACTTAATATACTAACTGTATCACTGCTAAAAGTATAGCGAGTTTTTGTGGGCAGTGCAGGAGCAGTGGCATTTTGCCAGTATAGTTCTACTCGATTTGCGCTAGTTCCCCCGATACCTGCGGCCCCTACTGCATACGAAGTATTTGTAGCAGGCCAAGTACCAACAGTGGTATTACTAGTAGTGGTATTAACAATAAGAATTCTTGTAGCCCACAAAGTACTACCTGCTATTGCTGCACCTGGTAATAAACTCCAACCATTAGCTATAACAGGGAGACCGAATTCTCCAGTACTCCAAGTATAGGTTGAAGTTCCTTCGGGAAAAGTAGTATTAGGAGAACTATTTGAGGGCTGACTGGTTGACCACTTGTAAACTTCTAAAACACCCGTTCTGGAACCGTTCGTGCCTGCTGATGAAATTGGTATGGCTGTACGGGTAGTCCATATCACGTCACTTGTTGAACTACTGCCTGTGTCTACATATACTTGACGAGCAAGGTATAGAGTTTGACCAGCTACAGGAGTACCTGGTGTTGGGACCCAAGAATTGTAAACAAAGGTAGGAGTTGTTTTTGCAGCAAATTGAGCTGTAGCCCACGTATAAACAGAAGTACCTGTGGGCCAAGCACTGGCTGTATTAACATTAGGAGCAGTGGCTGACCATTTGTATAAGTCTAAAATGGCTGTTCTGGTTCCTGCTGTACCTGTTACTGTATCGATACGTACGTTCTGCCAAGTAGCTGCAGTTACTGTTTGGCTACTTGTACCTGTGAAGTTATACTCACAAGCCCAAGTCGGCGTTGTACTGGTAGCAGGCTGAGTAGCTTTCCACCAATTATCAGCAGTTGTACCCGAGGGGGCGGCTGGAGGTGTTAAAACACTGTTAGTAAAATTGAAAGTACCGCCTGTGGGCGCTGCTGGTGGGGTGCCTGCAGGATAATTAGCGCTTTGCAAGTATAAACTTGCAGTAAAAGTAGAGCTACCAGGAGAGGCTTGCAGTTTGATAAACGTAACATAGCCACTTATTTCATCTATATCAGTTATACTAGCAGATACCCTTAAACTACTTAATCCAGCAGTATTAAATTCTGCTGGACGAATATAAACCACAGAGGTATCTGACGTACCAGAATCTGTAGTTATCTCAGCATTGTTTGCATCATATAATTTTACTCCACTATTGCTAGTAGACCATTTTACAGGAGCCACAGTGTTGAACTTGATAGCTGTAATCTCTAAAGTTTGATTTGGTATTAAAGTACCGGTACTGTCGTAGTTAACCACAGCCGTAGGCGATGTAACAGTCACAGATTTTTGATTGGAAACGGTTCTTATTGTAGTAGTAGAACCGTTCAACTGAGTATTACGTGAATTTTTTAAGTCTGCCATTAAATTAATACCTCTACTTCTACAGACCCTGTGGTCCAGTTGGGTGATAGTGAAACCACTTGGCCACTGCGGCCAGCACTTAGATTAAATCTTGAATGTGTTAAGGTAACTGCTTGGCCCAGCTGTAAACCCAACAGTTTTGGTGTACCTGTAAACTTGTATACTGTATGTTGTGTTTTATAGTAGTCTAGTCTATCTTGACACTCTGCTTCAGCTTCTGTGGAGTCTGTTAACTGAGTGTCTACTTGAGCTACTTCTGTGCTTAAACTGTATAGCCCTGCTGTGGCTTCGTCAATTTTTGTAACACTCAACCATTCTTCTGCAAAACTGTCTTTGTGAGTTTCAGGTATTGATGTTGTTAAATTATTTTGCACAGTATAATTTCTTGCATAACCTAGTTTAAAAGCTGCTTGTAATCCTGGACGAGAACTAATTGTAAGCGAGTTATATTTAATATCTTGTTCTGTGATTGCGGTAACCTGAACTGAGTTACTATCCGTGTATGGTACACCATATTCTAATAATTGCAATAACCCTGCTCGTGTAATAAATAACTGTGCCCACACACTACCTGCTAGAGCTCTGCAAAGAGTTAGTACATTTTGAGTATCTGCTACTACTGCACTTACAGCTTGTGGATTCGCAGTATTAAAAGCGTTTAAATTTGTATAGTCTAGTTCGGATCTCAGTAGTCTAGCACTTGCTCTGGCTGCTGTTTTTACTTTTCCGTATTGAGTTACTATGGTAGCAATTAAATCAGCAACAGTATTTACATACTTAAAAGGAAAATACTTAAATGAACTAACTGAAACATTGGACAGTTGTAGACTTAATTGTCCGTATAAAGCCATATTAGGTGATGCAGTTGTTTCATATACAGCAGTATCATCTACATACCAAGTTACTTTGTAGCCGTTATATTTAATTGCCAGTGTACTGGTAGTAGATAACCCTGACGAAATGCTCAAAACCAATACGCTGTTTAGGTATACTTGTAGAATTGTACCAGTGTCCATGAACGCATAGTTCATATTAGTGTAAGTTTGATAAGTGCTTGAGCTTAGTGTTAAACCAATAATACTTGGTACTTGACCAGTTGTCACTGGAGGTCCTGGTAAGGTGTACTGGGACCTTGTTATTTCTACACTAGCTCCGCCTGTGTATAGTGCAGTTGTACACCCACTTGCAGAATTCCAAGCATTATCTGCGGCGGTTTTAGTTATTACATTGCCTGTTTTACTGTAGCTGGGGTGTAAGTCTAAATCAGGAGTATCATTTCCTGCAGCTAAATCCACAGAACTATGAATTCCCTGCACTGAGCAAGTTATTACACCTTTGGGTAGGGTATACAACACAAAAGTGCCAGATTCCAAATCCACGGTGATCTGAGAATTTGTAATTGTATCGTTGTAGATGGGCACACCATTATCACGAATTTCAATCAACTGTTCTGAAACTCCGTTGTTGAACTGGTATCTGGGCCGATAATTTGAACCGTAGTTGGGATTTATTAAAAGAGGAGAAATATTAAAAACTTCTCCGAATATCAAAGGTTTAATAGAGTTTTCATTCTGCTGCCCCCCATAACCCCAATTTGCTACTACACCCAGTTTATCTTCAGTTACTGCAGTATTCAAACGCTCTAGCTTATCTCGTATTTTTAAGTTTAAGGAAATCCTTGATCTGCTGTCTACATCATCCGTTATACCGTTGAATATTGTTAAAAACTTAGTAGATAAAGCAGTACTAGTGCAAACCCAACGTGGGTCTCCGTAATAAATTTGCAGAGGCTTATTGCTCCAGATATATTTTGAGCTATCCAAGTATACATCCAGATCACCATTTTGATTGTCCAGCTCAATATCGCCAAATGTCATGGCACCTACACCATCTGAACTCAAAGTTTCTGATAAGGTAACATTTCGTCTGATACGCGCATCAAAACTTATTAACCCATCACTGGTAACATATCCAGCATTACTGAAATAAAGGGTAGTAGTAGTGGCGGGAGTTGTGGTTAAGTTATAAACTTGTGCAACTACTAAAACGATTTTAATAGAGTCTGGATCTTCTAACCAACTCTGGGAATACTGGGTGTATGTTGCCATAACTCTCTCTCTTGAAAACACCCCCGTAAGGGGGTGTTTGGTTTACTTAAAGTCCGTAACTACCATTTTCTACGGGGGCATTTCTTGCTGCATACTCTGCCATTTGTCTGCGTTCTTCTGCAGCTGCATTTAAGGCATCGGTTTGAGCTTGCATTGCTTTAGCGTTGCTTAGTAGTTGTGCTACTTGTGTGTTAATCTGTTCTTGTAGTAGTCTGTTGGTTTCTTTTTGTGCAGCAAGTTGAGTTTGTTGAGAAGCTACAAGATCACTTACTGTTGTTGTAGGTGCTTCAGAAGTGTTCTTGATTAGCGGTCCAATTGATTTTTGAGGAACGCCAGCATCTGGCGTAGCAGCATCGGCGCTAGCAGCAGCAGCTTTTTGGTACTCTATGAGTAAATCATGATTAGTAGTAGCAATGGTTTTTAAGTAGCCATTGCTGGTCTCAATTTCTGTGATTGTTCTTTGAGCGTCTGTTTGAGCTGTTTCTATCTTGTCTGCAACACTAGCAGTTGCTGAAGCTACTTGATTAATGATTTCTTGAGTTTTAGGTCCGCTGGCAAACATTGTTGTAGCTTGATCTACTACTTGTTGGCCATATTTAACTACGTCTTGAGCTGCGGCATCGGCTGCTTTACGTTGATCTGCTGTATCGCGTGGACCTTTGGCTGCTTCAATGGCTTTGTCAAAAGATCGCTGTGAACTAGCTAGTTTTTCACCAGGACTTGTTAAACTTCCAGAACCAGTTAAAATTGAACCAGCAAAATCTCTGAGTGATTTAACAGATGTTTTAACGCCTTCAATGATATCAGTTAGAGCGGTGTGTAATTTATCGTAAGCTGTTTTTTCATCTTCTAGTGCATCGATTCTGCGTTTAATAGCAGCGTCTATATCACTTAAAGCAGCATACTCTTGTTTTCTACGAGCGGCTGTAGCCTCTGCTACGCGACCCTGTGCTTCCAATAGATCGACTTGTAAACCAGCTGTTTTTTGTTGTGCTTGATTTACCTTGTCGTAGGCAGGAGCTAGTTTCAATAAGTTGGCTAATTGAGCAGCTTGACCTGGATCATTAATGTTTAAAGAAGCAATTGCAGCTTTATACTGATCTAGAGTAAGTGTGGTGGTATATCCAATTTCTTTGAAACCGTTGGATAATTCAGTTGCGTAGTAAGCGTTTTTCTCTGTTTCTGTTTGGAAAGTGTCAAAATAAAACTGTACAGCTTCTGCACCTTTTGATAAGTCTCCGCCAAACTTATCCAAGAAAGCTTTAGATACTTGTATTTTTTGTAAGGCTCCTGCAACACCTTCTACACCTGAAATGCCTTCTTTGCCCAACATTCTCATGCCTTGGCTGATTGTGGCAGCTTCTTTGGTTAAGCGATTTGCAGCTTCGTAGTACTCTTCACCGATTTGTGTAAACTCTTTAATATAAGGCATTGTGGCTAAGGTTGCCTGATTCATCTTTACGCTAAGTTCATTCATTACAGCTGTGGCGTATTCTGTTGCAGTCATTTCTCCGCGAACCACATCTAAAGTAATTTTACCAATGTCTTTTAAAGCTGTTTCGACTCTTGCAGAGCCACCCTCTAGTCCTTTGGCAGTTAGCAACAGAGCGGCTTTCCAATTCTTGAATATACCTTCTAGTGCTTCTCTGCCAGCAGCACCAAGATCTTGAGCAGTTCTATAAGAATTTGAGCTGCCAAAAAGTCCTGTGCCAAACAGACCGGTATCTTCTACAGTTACGTTTGCATAAATTTCTGCAACTGCTCCGTTGATGCCTTCTGTTAATGAAGTTAACTGATCAAGGGTACCTTCTACATATAGTCCAGCTCTGTCAATGGTAGTAGTAGTTTTACCAAATATAGCGCCTATCAGCCCTCCGCCATCAGTGCCTTCTTTGATTCCCAGAATATCACCGCCGGTAAAGAAACCTGCTTGTTCAAGCATGGCTTTTGCTAGCCCCTTGGTGTTGTCATCAATTGCTTTCAAGTATTTGATTAAGTTACTGCTTTCAGAGTCTAGAGAGTCGAAGAAAGTTTCACCCAATAAATCAATAGACTTTGAAAGCGACTCGGCTTTTGCCATGGGATCACCTACAACACCACCTTCACGAGCTACCAGCTTGTTGTCGCTGTTGTATTCCATGCCGGTTCCTGAGGCCTTGGCAAGACTTGCTTCACTTGGCCCTGAGTAGCCGCCACTTGCACCACCCATGCCTGCAATTGCCGCAACGACGGCCGCTGCTGCTGCCCAGCCCCAAGGTCCCATTATTTCACTAAACCTAGCAAAAATTCCAGGTGTTGCTGTTGCAGTGGTTTGTACCATTAAACCTTCGTTGATGGCCATTTCTGAGGCAGCGGCTGTTGCAGTTGCTGCAACGCCTGATTCTGCTGTAAAGATTTTGGCAAATAACTTTTTACCTTCAGTATATAAAGTACTAATAAGTTCTTTGTTATCATCGTAAAGTTTCTTCAAGTGCATTACTTTTTCTACGGCTTCAATGGCTTTGTAACCTTTGGACTTTTCACTGAACAACTTCTTAGTGGAACCAAGAAGTTTTAAGTTCTTGTCCTCTTCGAGTTTAGCTGTTTTAGTGTTGTACTTGGTTTCTAGAGCTAGTTTTTCTCTGATGCCGTCTTCTTGTGCTTTGGCTACGTCTTCTTCGCTTCCTAAACTGGACATTGCATTTATTTGATCTGCTGTTTTAATTTCTAAGTCTAATTTATCTTTAGCGTATTGTTTGTCAAGTTCAATTCTTTTATTAACGTTATCTTGAGTAACTTGGAGAATACCTACTAAACCATCTCCAAATCTCTTTCCAATATCACCAAATACTATTCCTAAACTTTCTGCAGTGCTTATCAAAGAATCCATGGCTGTTTTTTGGCCTTCTAACAGCTTATTATGATCTGCTTGTTCTAGTTTTTGCTGTCTGGTGAGTTCAATGGCTCTGGTTCTTTGAACATTACCTTGAGCTAGCGCAGTGTTTTGTAAGTCGTAATAATCATTTTCTCTTTTTAATTCGGTTGTTTTATTTTTCTCAAGATCTGCTTTGCCAGTAGTATCTGTGGGTGCTAACAAACCTTTAGCTGATTCGTATTTATTTTCAATGCCGCTGGTAGCGCGAGCTCTTTCTACAGCTATTTTAGCGGCTTCTTGAGCATAGGCTAATCTTTGTTGCTCAACTGCTATGTTAGCCTCTTCTTTTGCGTACAGCGATTCACTGATTCTGCCAATGGCTTGCTTATAGTCTAATTCTGCTTTTAAACCTTCTAATCGCTGCTTTTGAATATCAACACCTAAAGCATCCATTTTCATGGTGTTGTCTTGATCTCTGATTTGTTTATTCAGTACAAATGATCGAGTTTCTAAGTCTTGTTTGGCTTTTAGATTTTTTAACTGGTCTTCTCCATCGGCTACGCGTTTTCTTTCCAGTTCTTCCATTTTGGTTAATTCTGCTTTGGCATTCTTGTTGCCGGCGTCAGCAGATATTTTTTGTTTGTTGTATTCTTCTTGATACTTAACTCGTTCTTGTTCCAGTTTATTTATTAATAAACTTTCTTCTTTAGATTGTACTTGTTTAAGGTAACTATCATTTTCTAGACCAACCGCTTCTTTTAGTATCTGAGCTCTGGTTTTGGCAGTTTCTAAAGCTCGTGCTTTGGTGTTTAAGTCTTTAATTGCTCCCGCACTTTTTTCTCCTTCTTCACCTACAGCGTTTGTTTGCACAGCACCTTTTGCTCGTGCTCTTTGTTCGGCTTGAGCGGCAGCTACTCCTGCTAAAGCTTGCACAGACTTTAGTATGCCGCTTAGTCTTGCTGCATCCTCTCCGCCACCAGGCTTACCGGAAGCTTCAGTGATTTTTGCAACTATATCCGAGATCGTTTTTTCCGGATTTTTCTGAGCTGCAGCTAAAAATCCACTTCTTTCTTCTTGAATTTTCTTGGCTTTTTCGTACGCGGTGTCTGCTTCTGATCTTGCGCGCGTGCCCTCAGCACTTTGACTAGCAAGCTGTTGTAGTCTAATTAAATTGGATTTTTCTTCTGTGTCTTTTAAATCATTTGTTGCTTGTATTAAACTTAACTGAACGTCTATTACCCGATTTTGTAGTGCAATATCTTGCATAGTAGTTCTAAACTGTTCAGCTGCTACACCTTGTCCAGATGCTCCTATTATACGAGTCTGTTCCATGCTAAGGGCTGCTTTTGCAAAGGCTGTGCTTATAGAGCTTTGAATTTCTTTAGCACCTAGTTCCAAGCTTTTTATTAAACCTTCTGGAAGTGTTTTAGCAGCTAGTGTAGATGCGTCACTGTTTGCTTTTGCTAATATTGTTTCTAGCCTATCGCCCTCTTGTTTTAGTTTATCAAGGGTTTCTTGTGCTTTGAGTACACTTTCTTGCCCTGATCTAGTTCTTGCTCTTTGAATATCTTCTCTATAACCGCTATCATTCTTTTTTTGTGCTAAATTTAAAGATGCTTCTTTTATTAATGCAGTATTTTTTGCTTGTTCAATAGTAGTTTGACCTATTACCTTATTAATAGCTTCAAAATCTGCTCTGGCGTTAACTATAGCATCTCGGTCGCTGGGACTCAGCAGCGACAGTTTTTTGCTGTCTTGTAGAATTGCATTGATTTCTCTGAATTTTTCTAAAGGATCTTTCATTGCATCTGAAAAACCTATAGAAATATCTATAAGTAAAGTTCCTAGTTTTGCTATATTATCTTGCGGTAAAAAGTTATTAGTTATAGTTTGCAGTATATCACCTGCTTGTTTAAAATTATCACTTAAAACAAGGGAAGTATCTGATGTACTTTTTATTTTTGTTTGTAGAGACGTAATTATATTTGCTACTGCTTCTACATTACTTGGATTTATTTCAAACGCTTTCCTCAAGCTTTCTTTGTTAGTATCCGTTATATTCAGTATACGCATAACATCAGCTTTAGCTGCTGCAGTTCTAGGATCACTTGCTGCTAACTCTAAACCAGTACTAACTGATTCAGACATGCTTTTAGCTAAATTTTTAACACTGCCACCGCCAAAGATTAAGGCTTTCAATCTATCTTTTTTATCATCCCAACTACCTGGAGCAGTTGCTTGTTTAAACTTATTATAATCTTGAATGGCAGTATTGGTACTAGTAACTACGCCTTCCAAAGCATTTGATATTTGCTGTAAACTAGCAATTGATCCAACTTTTTCAGCAGGTTTATTTAAAATATTTTTTAGTGTAGCAGACGCATTTTTTGCTGATTCATCTACGGCAACTAAAGAAGAATTAAGGGTATCTAATGCTTCGCCATTTTTTGACAGAAAAAGATCGAGCAGTGTTATGGCCCCTGTAACAATAGTAATCCAAATATTTAAATAACTTATAATTGAAGCTATAGTAGTTGTTAAAGCAATAAATGCCGCAGTACCTGCAGTTCTAAAAGCATTTATACCTCTTACACCCTTTTCATCCATGTCTTTGTATACCTTGGACATGGCTGCTCCGAATCCTAAAGCTTGTGTAGTAGGTACTACATCTGATAGTACAGTCAATCTAGCATCTTTGGCTGAAGCTTGAGAGTATTGTTTTGCTTGTCTAGCCTCTAAACTACCAAATCTTACTTTGGTATCCGCCTCTTCCTGTACTTTGGCACGTGCATCTGCAAGTTGATTAGTAATTTTATTTCTTTCAACTAGCAATTGTTTGGATTTTTCTAAATTTGTTAAATCCATCTGATGAGCAGCTAAAGTTTTCTTACTTTGTTCATCAGTTGCGTTACCCATATCTTTTATGGCTTGCTGTTTGGCTTTGATAGCAGTCGTGAGTGAATTAGTACTTTTTAACTCTGCTACCCTACCTTCAGCTAATAATTTACCGGTTTTTGTAGCTTGTAGCTCTGGACTTACCGCGGTTTTATCTGCTAAACTTGTATTAATACCAGCCAGCTTTTCTTCTAGCTGCGGTACTTTAAATTTAGCCTCTCTTTTGGCTACAAAGTTTTCACCAAAAGAAGTTTTAAGTTCTTCTGCTGTTTTCTTTGCTTGAGCGGCTGCATCTTTAAGTCCCGATCTCCATTGACTTAAAGCAGGTAGAAGGCTTGGTATTAACTTTACACCAATAAGAGCAATAGCTCCTGACAGAAGGGTTGTGCTTTCCGAAAATACTTTTGCAATAGGAGCTATAAAAGTATTTGCAAAACTTAAACTAGTCTGTAAAATATTTGCCAAAGAAGCTGCCAGCTTAGCATATGGATTAGACTCAATGGAAATAGCTCCATATTTATCATTAAGTTGACCTAGTGCCTCTTGTGCAAATGCTGCACGTTTTTGAACGTTAGTTAAAGAATTAGCAGAAACGCCTAAAGATTTAGCATATTTTGCCGAAGCTTCATCAATGCTAATGAATAACCCTAATTCATCTAATAGTTCAGGCTCTAGTTTGGCAACACCTCTGATTAATCTATTTAAAGCATCGCCCATGTCTAAACCTAGAGTTTGGCTGGCGCTTTTTGCTCCTTTGGTTAATGCTTCTAATGTTTTTGCTGACATGCCTGAAGAAGCTGCTTTAGTGGTAGCCTCCATGGCTTGTCGCATGGAAATAGAGCCTTCTGTAATATCGTATATGCGTTTGCTTAGTGTACCTAAATTTTTACCACTGGCTGCGCCTAGCTGATCTAAACCTTTGATCATGTTGGTGGTATTCATGGCATCGCTTAAAACTTTAAATGCGGCTGCTGCTGCATAAGTATTAGCGGCTAAGGTTGCATATAAACGTACTAGTCCGCCTAAACCTTGGGATTCGGCTGCAAAATTTCTGGCAGAGGCACCCGTAACTCCAGCCACTGCACGCTGTGCAGCGTATTCTTGACCTGAAGCTCTTTCTGATACGGCTCGGCTGCCTGCAGTACCTCCTACAGACCCACGGCCGCCGGCAGCCCCACCCATGCCTGCAGAGCTGCCAGTTCGACCCATAGCAGAGCCAGCAGCGGTTAAATTATCTTTGATTGTTTGACTTTTCTGAACTGCAGGATCCATGCCCTGACTGGCTATTTGTAAGTCAATTTTTACTGTATTATCTGCCATATGTTCTCCTGGCGTTTCAGTACCGGAATTCGTGTACTCTTTGCTGACCCCACTATTATAACACTAAGGGTTTGTTGAGTCAACGGTGTATTTTTCATGCAGGCACAAAAAAGCCCCCTTGCGGAGGCTTTTTATTTTTTGGGTTTTTTGTCTTGAATCTGCTTTGCACGCAGCTGGTCTATGTAAACTATGAGTTCGTATAAACGGCTCTGATCTTCCTGCGGAATTTGATACATTTGCAACACACTACCAAAGTAGCTCAAATTTTTGCCAATGTAATTGCCTCCCATGTAGTCCCAAGAATCTTGCAGTGTATTATACAACTGCAAAGCTTCTTGTACTTCAAGTGGAAGATCCTCGTATTCGACTGGAATTTCTTCCTCTACAGGCTCCGAACCCATCATTTCACACATTTCAAAATACTGTTGCTGAGTCATGCCCAAGCCAGTATTCAGAAAGTATGATTTGAGTTGTTCGCTTACTTCTTCACGCTGCTGTTCTGAAAGTTTCCCAGGTCGGTTACCTGTTCTGATACCCAAGAGTCAAAGTTAGCCGATGACTTCATCAAGAAAAGGGCGTTGTCTTCTGAATATTCCAGTTCTGCGTCCATGTCTTTTTGTGCTGACAAATCAACAGGTGCTAGTTGTTCTAGGTAAGATAGCTTGAAGCCTTTCCAGCCCTTGATACATGCTTGCACGTATAGTTGCAGGAATAGTTCATCATTCAGTTCTTCGGTAGCCTGACGATTCTTAAACGAAGTTTTTGTAGCCTTTTTACGAATCGAGACCAAAGTCTCGCGGCTTAGGAAGCTTAGCTCTACAGTAAATCCTGGAAAACCAGGGAATTCTGCTTCAACGGTTTTGCTTGGAACTAAAAGTGACTTTAATGATAGGGAAACTGACATGGATTTTATCCTTTTGTAATAGAGAAAAAGAGGAGGGGGGATCAATCCCCTCCTGGAAAACTAGATTAAGCTGCTGCGAAGTAGCGAACCAGCAAGTCCGAAGGCTTGGTTAGGTCGAATAAGTTGTTGGCAGCGGTAGCACTTGGAATGTATCCTTGTGCTGTAAAGTTAATTGTAGTAGATACGATCTGCTGAACGTCAATGGCAGGAATACCCAGAGTAATTGAAGGCATCTCTAGGGTTACTCTTGTAGAGCCCGCTCCACCGATGTTGATACTTAAAGCAAACATAGGTTCTACTGTGGTACCTGATTCAGCCAGCAAGTCAGCTAATAGTTCGCCGGTTTCTTTAACAGTACCAGTACGCAGATATGCGTTTAAAGTACCAGTAATAGCACGAGTACCAGTGTAGTAGGTAACAGGTGCATTTACAATACCCAAGTTAGCAGGAGTAATGTAGTTGATGTTGTTGTTTAAGGTGAAACTGCCACCTGTGATAGGAATAACATAAGCATCTGCAGCTGCAATGCTGTTGCCCAGAGCTTTAACTGCTGTTAGAGTAACAGTGCTCAACTTGTTTGTGATGTATTGAGCCGCAGTATCTTTGGCTTGATATGCTGCTGAGGTGCCTACGTCTGTGGTTGTACCATTTGAGAAAGCACCGCCTGTGGCTGTTACAGCTGTTGAGAACTGACGCAGAGCCGTAGCTTGACCTGTCCACTGAGCTGTAGCAATTGAGTCTAAGCCAAAATCAACTGTTACTTGGTTTAGGGCGCAGTTATCAACAGCATACAGTACGTTGTCTACTAAGAATAGTAGTCCGAATTTTTGTAGTTGATTTTTTTCACTGGTACCAGCAGAAGCTTGGCTAAATGTACTGTTTGATTCAACCCATGAAGATTTAGAGTACTTTACAGTGCTGGCAGTTCCCAAAGTAGCTGTTGCGGCTACAGCGGCATGATTGTACAGCTGAATGGTAACACCACCTACAGCACTAGCAGTAACCACACCGGCTGAGCAAATGTACTTTTCTTGGCCGGTAACTGAAGTAGTGCCTGTGATACCGCTCAGAGTGATAACATCACCTACAGCAGGCAGAGTACCTGAGATAGCTGTACCGGCAATAGTTACAATGCCAGTAGCGGCTAAAGTTACGCCACTTACAGCAGTTAAACTCACAGGTGTAGTAATTGCTTGGTCGCTTAGTAGGGCATTCCACAAAACTGATTCTTCGGCAGTAATTTTTGTGCTTTGATTACGTGGACGAAGATAAGTAGAGAATGAGAAGTCAACAGGAGCCAGCGAGGTATTGAATGAGCGCTGACCGCGTACAGGACTACTACCTGCTTCTGTAATTGTGATTGTTTCTGCGTTTACGTTCTGTGAGAAGGTAAACCCATCAAGAACTTGAATTTCTTGAGTATTAGTTGAAGAGAAAGGGTTTACACCTGCACCTGCAGCTAGAATAACCCCTGTGGTAGTATTTACATTGGTAGTAAAGAATACCTTACTATTACGTACTAAATTTAATGCCATGACATTTCCTTTTTTGGTTTTTTGGCATCTTGAATTGCGTTGCTAGACTTTTATCTGCAGTGCCTTTCGGTGCCGGATTTACTGAAGTGCATAACGCACCTGTAAGTTTATTTCTCCAACAGCGTACGGTGCTAGGAGCCCTTCGTCTGTTGTAATTGAAGAGATTAAAATCTCTGTGGTTTCGTGGCCCAAGTCATCGTATTGCAACACACGATTTTGGTCTATGCAAGTTTCTAAATCTTCTAGCAGGTTTTCTAAGAGCTGCTGCGCGTCTTCGCCTTTGCAGTACGCTTTGATAGAAACACCTAAATAAGCCCAAGTAAAGTCACCGGGCAGGTATTCTCGCGATTCTGAGCCGGGTGACATATATACTGCAGGAAAGTCTTGAACTTCGTCCCAGAATTTAAGCTTGGGGTAAGCATTGTTAGACAAGTTCGTCTTATACACACCAGTACCATTGATCAGTTTAAACTTTTCGGCTAAGGCTTTTACTATTGATGTTCTACGACTCATGCTAATACAGCCCTTAAACGGTTGGTTACTTGTGTTGCTAAAACTTCACGAATGCTGCGGGCGATCAACAGCTTGGGATCCCGTGTGCGTGGATTTTCTTGTGCGCCGCCTTCGGAAAAAGTGCCGTACGGGTTGCGCTGGTAAGTGTAAAACGCTGTGATCATACCTTCGCGTGATTGCGACATGCTTGTAACTTGAGCACTCTCAGCAAGTCTGCCACTACGGTAGTTTAACACATTCTTACTGGTGCCGGTGCCCATGTTCTGTTGAATTTGTTGTGAGAGGGCCAGGTTCAGCATGGTCTGTAAACTGGCCAAGCTGGTGAATTTGCCTTGCTGAGTGCGTAATCTTTGTGTAGTTTTGCGTACACCAATTTTAGAGCTAATGCCAGTAAGTTTTGGTTTACTTAATACTGGTTTACTTATCTTAGGTTTAGCAACCGGTTTTGGTGTTTTATTACGCCCAGTTGCTTTTGAAGAGCCGCCAGATGGCAACTTTTCACCAGTCATAGTAGTAGTTAGTTTTTTACTAATAGCAGTTAATACGGAGTCAGAGCCTTCAGCGTTTAATAATATATCTCCAAACTTATCTGAACTCTCAACTATTTTTTGAGCGTATTTTTTAACTATATCGTTTTCAGCAGTACTCAACTTAGTAGCTAGTTGTTTTGATACTTCGGCTAATTTACCTATTTCACTAAATATATTTTCTAGCTGTTGTGCGAATTGAATAGACTTAGGATTTCTTACGGATACAGTACTGCCCGGTGGAGTTATAAAACTGACATTTTTCGTATCGGAAATTAACTTTTCCAACTTTTTTCCTGCTGATAGTAATAAACTTCCAATCTCACTATTATCAATAGCTATCTGTATTTCAGCAGCAGATTTTGGGTTTAAAGGATCTGTATATACTTCTTTTGATAACTGTACAAAAATTTCAGGATTTGTTTTTAATGAAGACGATAAAAAATCTATATACTCTAATGTATTAAATACTGCTGAAAATGTATTATTTAGTTTTTCTACTTTCTTTTCGTCTTCTTTTTCATTTATATCTATATTTTTAAATATATCAACAGAAAGTTCACCTAGGCCATATTCTGTTTCATTGGCATTTGCTCCAAAAGCTCTGAATAATTTTTGATTAAAAATTCCCAATAAGTGTCCTGCATCAGTATTGGCAGAAATAAACTCAACTAGTACTTTGCTATTTTTCTTAAAGATTAAATACTCACTAAACAAAGTATTTATTGTAGCATGTGGTAAACTTTTTATATAAAATACAGAGTCATTCGGTTTTTCAACAGAGATATTCTTATCTGTAATAAATTTTAAAAAATTATCGTAAAGATCCGGATCTAGTAAAACTTTTTCTGCTTCTGTTGCGAGTTCTACTACAGCTCGCTGTAAAGATGCTAATTCATCTTGCAAACCTGCGTCCCTATCTTTTACTATATACGCTTTTAAATGCTTTTTAAGCTCAGCGTACCCTGCTTGTTTACTAATTTTACCATCTTTTCCTATAACGCGATAGCCTACTTTGCTGCTATCTTTAGATATACTAGCAAAACCTTTTGCTATATCATTTAAACCTTCTTTACCGAAAATACCGTTTTGTTTGACGTTTGTTAGTAACCTAGTCATGTTTGTTGTAGTTACATCACTAGGTACAAACGTATTTCCAAACTGTTTACCAGGGTTCAACAGTTTGGCTTTTTGTATATCTTCATCTATATTTTTTACTAGGCTATCCAGTATTTTTTGTTGCAAAGTGGCACTAAGTTTACTAACGCTCATAATCAGTTATAACTGGCAGTATACAAGTCCAACACACGCTTGATGTGTGCAGGCAGGTTGGTGGTGTTCACATACTCAATCTGCATGGTGTTAAATCCACCGGTTTTTGCAGTGTGAATTGCTGAGTCGTTGCGTAAGTAGTAGGTAATCAAATCCAGCACAGCCAGCTTTAAATCTTCGGGTAAAGTTTCGTAACCTGCGGTGTATGTTACGCGGTAGCCGTTTACGCGTTTGGGGAATGTGGGAGTAGCTGTGCGCTTTACAATGCCATCCCAGTAATCCGGCTGATATCCTATTACCTGAAGCGGAACGATGCTGTCGTTTTCCAAGTCTAACACGTAATCAGTGAACTCTGTCATTTCAGAGTATGTGGCACCGTAGTCCAAGCTGTACTCTACTGATTGCACTTGCAGCACAGGAGTTTCTTGCAGCACAAACTGATCACCGCCCTTAAAGTTTTCTACTTTTGAATCATCTACCCAATCCACAAAAGTTCTGCGGCAGATTGATTTTACCAGTGCGCTTACTCTTGGGATTAGGGCTGTGATAGCTGTATCTTGGGTGGTACTTGTGATACCCACATAGGCCTTATACTGTGCCAGAGTAACTAAGTCAATGCCCATGGTTTCTCCTTGTCTTTTTCTAAGAGTCTGCCCTTAGAAAAAGACAGGAACCGAAGTTCCTGTCTGTTTTAAAAATTAGCTTGCGTAGCGTAAGCTTACAACACCAGCACCATAAGCAGTGCTTAGTTGTTGGAAACCAGTACGCATACTGGCAACCATTACACGACGCTGAGTCTCAACTAACTCTTGAGTATCAACACGTAGACCACGCTGGCTACCAACTACGAAGTTGTTTGTGTAGATAGCAAAACCGCCTACGTTGGTGTCTGCAGCCCAAGCGTTTGATGAAGCAGCAGTACCAGTAGCTGGCTTTTCTGGTAGTTCGCCGGTAACTAGAACTGGTGAGTTACCAATCTGACCGATTTGACCAGTTAGTAAAGTAGCCTGAGGACCAACCTGGTTCATAGTCTGGAATGTAGTATCTTCTAGTAGATCGTAGTACACAGAGCTATTAACAACGAAGGTAACGTCAGCGGGATCAAGACCCATTACACCTAGCTTGGCACGCATAGCACGCATGTTAGCAACAGTGATTGCTGTACCAACTGCTGCTGATACCGCAGTAGCTGTGGTAGATGCATAACGAGTTAGACCCTTAACTGGATCTGAGCCTGAACCAGCACCTTGCACGTAAGCGCGATCGATTGCACGAGCAATACGACGAACCATGGCTTCACGAATAAAAGGTAGAAGCACGATTAGTGAATCTTCTTCTTCTTCGTAGTTTAGGTATTCCTTGGTTGCTACCTTGTACGCATTCAGGGTGATTTCCTTGATTGCGTGTGGGCTACCTGCACCAATGGTACCAGTACTAGTAGCAGTAGTACCACCAGCAGAAGCTGAAGCACCAAAGTCACTGTTCTGAGCCCATGAAGCTAAACCTGCATCTGGGTTTAGAGGAATGGTCATGACGTTGGTCTTCATGTCGATTGAGCGGAATAGAGGCGCTACAATCAGCTTGCGACGAATGTCTTGTTCCATGCTTAGTGAAACTTCTAGTTCCCAGGTAGCTGAGGGTAAGTGCTGACCGTACTTCTGAACTAGTTCTTGACCGAACTTGGTGTCGGCAATAGTCTTACGTGTGAAGTTGGCTAGTAGAACTGCCTTTTCTTTCTCAGCGTAAGTTGGGCCTGTGCTCTTGTTGTTGTCGCCGAAGCTCATCTTTGAAGCTTGTAGCTTGGCAAGTTCGTCAGCCTTTTCCTTCAGAACAGCTTCTAGACCAGCTAGGGCTGACTTTGATTCTTGGCTTTGGGCTTCTAGACGCTGAGTAACTTCAGCTAGTAGACGCTCTGCACCGGTATCCACAGTCTTTACTGAGGCAGCAACAGCGGCCTTTACCTTGGCGTCAAATTCTTCTTGAGCTTTGGCTTCTGCTTGGGCTTGAGCAGCTTGCTCGGCTTGTGCAGCTAGTAGTGACTTGGTGGCTTGCTCAGCAGCGCTCTTTGCGGCGTCAGCTAGCATTTGCTTGATTTCTTCTGGATTCATGTTCCATTCCTTTGATGTTGTGCTGTTTGCCGTTGTGTTGGTTTCTAGCCCTTTAGCTACATTACCTGCAACTGCAAATTGCTTCTTAAACTCGTTGTACTCCTCGGCATGTGAGAACGCCTTGGCCAAACTAAAAATCGTATTTTGGTTGCAAGGAACCGACACAATCGAAATTTCGACTAGTTCCAGTTCTTTTACCATAAATATTTCGCTTGCAGCATTATATTCAGCGTCAATTACTCGGAATCCGATACTGAACGCTGTTAATACTTTGTCTTTTACTAAATTAAAAATTTCAGCGGCTGCTGATACTCTTGCTTTAATCCATAAGCCCTTTGAGTCTATTCTGTAATCAACCATGCGTCCAACAGGGTCGTCATGGTCATGCTGAGCCAGAATAATAGGGTTCTTAAGATAGTTTTGAATTCCTTTTTCCCATACTTGAGTACTCACCACGTCGCCTGCGCGGTCTACGTCGTTTGTACTAGCATAGCCTTCAATGAAGATTGAATCAATCACATCTGTGGCTGAGGGTAAGGCATCTTTTGTATCTTTTATGGAAAAAGCACTATTTAAGTATAGTACTTTTGTTTTATCCATAATTTTCCTTTCACGCAGCTTGATCAGCTGCTGGGGGTTTCTTGGGCGCACCCCCTACACCTGGATCTACTGCAGACCCAGCAATATTAGCTGGAATTCTCAAGTCATCGGCTCCGGGTTTTGGGTCGTATCGTAGTTCAACACGCGCTTCGTTTGGTGATAAAATACCACCGTTTACTAAAGTTGTGTGATACGATGCAATGTCTTTTAAGTCTGGTTGCAAGGCGCTGACATTTGCTGTAATAGGCTGAATGTCATAGCCAAAATAGCGTTCAACTGCTGAAGTAAACTTCACTGCAATTGGCATTACTGTTTCTAAGTAAAACAAACGCAGGTTAGGATTAATATTGGCATTGTTGCCGCCGTCCAATAAAATAGGCGGCACACCTAAAGCCTTTAAAATCTTTGCATCGTGTGTTTTAATGGAGTTGTCAAAATCCATTTCAGAAAACGACTGCGTCATGCTTGAAAACGGTTTCAAACCCGAGTCCAAGATCATGGGCTTGCGAGCACCATTTTTAGGACTGTAACGAGTTTGCCAGTTTTGAATTGTTTTGTCTTTTGCAACCTGGCTCAACGTATTTTCTGAGGTTAAGATCAAACCTGTAACAGCACCATTTTCAAAGAACTGTTCTTGGAATGTTTGCATTTTGTACATGATCTTGATGTTGCGATCTGCACTTTGCAATCTGCTGATGCCTCGGTAAATGCTTTGAGAATTCAAGTCTTTTATGTGTAAAACTTCGTCCGGCTTGAACATTATCTGACCCATGTAACGGTAACCGCTTACAAAGGTTTTTGTATCTGTTTCTATTGTTACTCGTGAAGCTGGCAAGTGGTATAAATGCACACCGTCCCAGTATAAGAATATGTTGCCTTCTAGTAAAAAGTCTGTGAATATGTTGTTTCGGAAGTCTTGAGCACTTTGATAGGGGTTGGCTGTAAAATTAAGCAAGTTATTTAACTGCTTTTGTCGTACACCTTGTACCACTCCGTCAATTTTCTTGTCTTTTACGTCGTAGTCTAAGCTACTGCAGGCGCTAACAATCATGTTAACACCGCGGTTCACACACTCTAAATTGTCAAAAGCCTGCGCATAAGTTATTTGATAGCCGGAACCAATAAAAGTTCCTTCTTGGCGTGCGATAACTTCTTGAGCAGGGTTTAGCTTTTCAGACGGTGTGAACCAAGTTCTGGGATCATACCAGGTCATGGTTTTCCTTTGTAAAATCGTGCAAAGGAACTCAAGCTCGTCCCAGGCTTTTTCTCCTGTGGTTCACCTAGAGCTTTTGCGCGTTGTTTTTCAATCCATGTACCCTGTTTTGCTGCAGTTGAAAGAGCTGGAGCTTTACCGTACACACTGTGTAAAGCTACGTGATGAGGGTTACACAGTGTAAACACATCATCGTAGATTTCCTTGCGGTGTTGTTCAATAAACTCGTCTCGTACAGCTAAGATTCCGGAATCCGTGGAAATGTCATAGTGCATTTTTTCGGCCCAGTTGTTCAGCAGCAGAGTAATGGAGTGGGTGTGGTGTAATTCTAGGTCTTCATGCGTGCCACAGATGTGGCAATGATCCTGCTTGTCGTAAGCTGACTTTGCCCTGTCTCGTACCCACTTTACCGGAATACGATTATTACCTGTGTTCTTTGCCATTTTTACACCGAATTTTTAAACTTTCTTATTATAGCACCTAGGCAAGCCCACGTCAACCTGAAAATTTTTCCAACCACAAAGCCCAAACACACCTAAACTTTTACAGGGTATAGGTGTATAAAGCATAACGCAATGCATCTGCCATGTGCGAATGCTCATCGTGTTTGGGTTTTTCTTGTGTGAGCGTTTCACGGTCGTCCCATTTGTACTGGTCCAACATTTGCAGGGTTACAGCACAATGCGGAGCTACTCTGAGCCGGTTTTGAGCCACTAAGGTCTGCACATAAGCAATGCCTGGTAGTCGGTCCTTTTTGGCCCGTATAGTAGCAATGTCGTAAGTGTAAGCTAAATCAGCTGCAAACTGTGCGGCGGCTGAATCAATGAAGATGGTTTCCAGCCCGTATTTGGTGACAAACTCTGACAGCTTTTCCGCATGCTTTGCAGTCACAGCCTGAGCGTCCTGATATTCATCTACTACCCAGAACACATCTTCCAGGGGAGAATACGCCAGCACACAAAATGCAGTGGGATCACGGTAACCTGGGTCTAGTCCAGCAAAGTACTCGCAACCGTCGTGATGTGTGAACTCTTGCACTGAGGTCTCTTGAAAGTCAAAAATCTGACCTTCAAAGGTGTTGAATGAGGCCATGTACTCTTGCTCGAATTCTGCAGGCGACATGGCTCGGCGTGCCTCCAGTACATCTGACTCTTGCATTCGTGTATTCTCCGTATAATCTGCATGCAAAGAAATCCACTCGGGATAGTCTGCTGAAAAACCACGCTGAAAAAACTTTGAAAACCAGTTGTTTTTGCCTCGCGGCGTTGAAATGAAAATGGCTTTTGATCCGGGCCGGTCTAGAGTAGGACGTAAACTCACGTTGAATGCATTTTCTGCGTCTGAGCCTAAAGCCGCTTCGTCGAATATAATCAAGTCGTATGAGCGGCCCACACATGAATCTACTGTTGAAATAGAACCCATGCGGATGGTTGAACCATTCTCCAGCTCAATCACCTTGTCTTTGAGATTGTCCTTGGCTACTTCTAGGTCAAAGTGCTTGATGAAACGGCGTTGCAGCTCAAACGAGATTGAACTCAAGTTGTAGTTCGGCGACATGATCAAGACGTTCGATCCTGGGATCAAGGTAACCAGCTGTCCGATTACATTGGAGATGAACGTTTTGCCCAGTCGTCGTGATAAGGCAGCACAGATGAAACGGTACTGAGGTGAGTTGGCTGCGTTGATCAAGGCAATTTGCGGACGATTGAGCTCATCATAGACGTTTTGACCGTTGAAGTTTAAAAGCTTCAAGTATCCTGCAATAGGCAGCTTTATGAATCGTGAATCCGCTGGATAGTCCGTGATCAGCTCTGCGGAAATGTCTGAGCGTGAAACTTTAAGCATTGGACTTGACCAACCGTTCAATGAGTTGGTGGTAATTCGAACCACCAGTTTCATTAATCTGAATATTGGTTTGAGTGCGCAAGTTTGAACCCTTCAACTTTTCCAGCTGAATCTGCCGGTCTAGAGTTTCCATGGTCATTTTGTGTGAGAGTGCTAAAATCTCCAGAATATCCTTTGACGATCCCACGTCGGCTTCGTCTAGTTCCTGAAACTTTTTCTGAATGATGGCGTCCATGGCATCACGCATGCGGAATCGATTGTTGAAGCCTGTGTCGAAAAACACTTGATCGATGTAAGCTTTGACTTCTCTGCGTGCTAAAATGTTTGTGACTAGTTCAGTGGACACTGAGAGTTCATCAGCTACTTCTTGTGCCGACTGTTTTATGAGATAACAGTTGGCGATTTCGAGTGCTTCAGGTGAGATTTCCAAAACCTCAGCAGGATGTGTGGTGGGCAAGTTTTTCATGGTGGTGTAAATTCAGTGGGGTTAGGGCAATTATAACACGTGGGTTGGGTACTGGCAAGTTAAAAAATTTGTGGGGTTGTGCGGTGGTTGTGGTGGTTTGTGCAGTGCTGGGCACCCAAAAGTTTTGTGGAAAATTTCTGAAATAGGCCGTGTTGGTGGGCCCCAGACCTTAGGGTAAACCCCTAGTCTGACAACCGGCCCTGGTAGGGTAAGTCCTAGTAGGGTCAACCCTACTAGGACTTCTACCTATTGCGCACTTTGCGCAACGCGCTGCGCAGCATACGCGCGAAAAAGTGCGATAGCCTGGGCTTGCCTGGCGCGGTATTGTTGCTGTGTTTGCTGTGACATGCTGTAATTCTCGCTCAGAGTGTGAAGGGCAACCATAGGGGTTTCCCCCTATGGCATTCAATCAATAATCACTCGGGTGATGTGATCGCCTTCAAAGAACACGTAATAGCTCACACGCCCACACACAACGCCCCAGCATCGATTGGCCGGGTAAACGTCGATGTTGCTGCCGAAGCGCGTGGTGATGGCTTGAAACTGAGCGGTGGTAAGGTCAGGCATGGTGCGTTCCTGTGTTGGTGTGAACAGAGTATAACGCATGTTCTGGACGACCTGGCAAAAGACCACACAAAATGTAGGTCTTGACGTGACTGGTTTTTCTGCTTTATACTACGTCATCGGATCAAAAAAGGAACGCAACATGTACGAAGTTTCAGCCCAAATGATTGACGACACCTGCCACCAGGTGCGGGTTACCGCGTCGAATTCCATGTTCGTGGAAGTGGGCGACGTGTGGAACATGCAGGAACTGGATCAGTTCTGTGAGCGTGAGATGATCGACTTGGTGATTTTCTAAAAAGGAACTGTGATGATTAAGCCTCTGGAATTGAACTACCTGCCCCTGGAAGCGCGCATGGCTGCTGCCGATGCTGCCCTGGTGTACGCTAACCGCTTGAGCGATCCGTGTGCCACTGGTTGGGAAATCGGCGAAGCACTGGACACCCTGCAAGCGGCGTGTTATCATCTCGTTACCCTGCAACTTAACAAGGATTGACGTGTCGAAATTGAGTGATTTGAGCACCCAGATTCAGGATATGCTGGAATCTGGCATGGAACCCGAAACTGTAGCGCGCGTGTTGGAAGTGCCTGTGTCATGGGTGTTTGTGGAAATTGAGCAGGATCAAGAAGATTCGGCAAACTGGTATAACCCGAATCCTCGGTTTGATTGGTAACAGAAACTAAAGGAGATAACATGCAGTTCTTTATGCTGGAATGGTGGGACATGAATCAAGGTAAGTATCATCAAGAGTATTACCAAACCTTTGAGGCTTTGTCTGCCAGGTTTATCATGTTGCGTGATAACGTGCCCGACAGCCGCCCGGAAGTTACCACCTGTCTGATGGGCGACTAAATAATAAGGGGAAACCCTTATTATTTGCGCCGATATTATACCACCTAATATCGGGCCGCGTCAAGAACTTTCTTCTAGGTGTTTCCACCTATGAAATAGTTGGTTGTGGCCTGGTGGCTGGTGTATACTGTGTTCACTCACTCAAACAAGGAAATCAAATGGACTACGCTCTCTACTCCACTGACGAACTGGCAGGCATCTTTTCGGACTACTACAAAGACGTGCATGGCATCCGCCCTCGCTGGATTGACCACACTGATCGTGGGGTTTTGATGGCAGGGTTGACGGCGCTGGACGATTACATGGCACACATGCGCAGTACGCCCGAGGGACGTGAAGAACTGCGCGAGCAGGGCTGGGTGCTGGGCTGACAAAAGACCCCACCAACTGTGGGTCTTTTTGGCGCCAAAATTATATCACTAATTTTGGGGCCGGGTCAAGAACTTTTTTCTAGGTGTTTTCACCTATGTTAACCTGGCAGGCACTAAGCGAGAATACCGCATGGATCAAAAAACACTTCTCGCACTGGCTCACAAAACCGTGGCTAAAACCTGGGGCAGCTTGGTCAGGGTTTACCCTGGGTTGACAGAACCCTGCCCCATAGTGATGCTTAACTCACGCTTGAAAACTACCGCAGGCCGCAGTTTTTACACTCAGAGAAAAATTGATCTGTCAACACAATTGTTCACAGAACATCCGTTTCACTTTGTGCAGGACACCATCCCGCATGAAGTTTGCCATCAAGCGGCATGGGATTTATTTTCTGAACCCGGCCACGGCGAGCCGTGGCGGCGTGTTATGATCTCACTTGGCATCCAGCCTAATCGGTGCCATCAAATGACAAATACCCTATGGGAAGCTCAAAAAGCTAACCGCCGATAATATGAAAAATTTTCCCGGATTCTTGGCAGTGTGCGGCGCGTGGTTTTGTGCCCTGGGTTTTGTGCTGCCTGGCATCATGTGCTTTTTGGCCAGCTCGTTCTGGAGTATATTCTGTGATGAGGATTGCAGCGTGTATTCTCTGGCGTTTCTGTGTGCTAACATGGTGGCATTTTTCAGGCTGACGTAATATGATCTGGAGCATGATTCTGGTATCTCTGCTGGCCAGCACGCCGCTGGTGCTTGTGTTCATTATGACTGAAAGTAGCTAATATGCTTAACTTGCTTAAAATTCTGTGGGCTATCTGGTGTATTATGTGGCTGCCCATTATGTGGTTGCTGGTGGGTGTAACCTACTTTGTGATATTGATTACCACAGGCAAAGCCGATGCCGACAGCTATATCGAGAACCTGTGATGAAAAACTCCCGCGTGCGCTTGCGTTATGAAATTCTGGAAACTCCGGGCCTTAAACCCTGCACTGTATCTGCGGAAGAATTCCGCAGAAAGTTTCAAGGATCTACGGCAAAACTAAATCCAAAACAATATACCGGCACTGAAATGCTGGGCGTGGCCACCATGCACAAATCAAATGCAGTTCCGGTGTTTAACACCGACGCGGCCCGAGATATTTCAAACATGCGCAGATAATAATAAGGGGAAACCCTTATTGGCGCCAAAATTATATCACTAATTTTGGGGCCGCGTCAAGCGGGTGTGTGAAAATACCACACTGGTGCTTTCCCCTATACACCTGGTCTGCCAGGTGTGGTAGGCAATCAGTTTGCGCGGTTTTGGGGCGCCAAAATTATACCCGGTTTCTAAAACACTTGTCAATAGGTGTTTTCCCCTACTAGTGGGCCTGGCCGACCTGTGCTAGCAAAAGACCCTGCCTGGTGTATGGTGTTGCTCGCCTGGCCGACCTGTGCTATTATCGGTGCTTCACACAAACAAGGTTCAGCATGAAAACAGTTTCTCGGGTTTCAGTTTATGACATGGATGGCACTATCGTTTGCAGTTTGCATCGTTATCGTACCATTACTGGTCCAGATAATATTGAACGAATTGATTTGCCATACTGGCGCGAAAATGAGTATCGTGCAGGCGACGATTCTCTTTTGCCACTGGCCATGCAATATAAACAAGATTTGCAGGATGAAAACTGCTATGTGATTATTGCCACTGCGCGAGTATTGAATTCTCCCGACCGTAAATTTATCCGGGAGATTTTGGGTCAACCCGATGCCATCGTCTCGCGTGCTGCAAATGATTCACGCTCGGGTGGTTTGCTCAAAGTATTGGGTTTGCGCAAGTATTATCAAGCATTCCAATCTGCGGATTGGTGCTTTTATGAAGATAATGCAACCTATCTCAAAACGGTTTGCGACTATTTCAATATCCGGGGCGTGTATGTGCCCAGCAAACAAGGCCACTAAAATAGATTAAAAAGTTCTTGACAGCAGTATCTGATTCTGATATACTCTTTTTGTTGGGTTAGTAAACCCAACCCGCGATTATCCGGCGGCTCCGGTATAAAGGAAACTAAAATGGCCAAAAAGCAATACTTTGCAATTCTCGACACCGAAACCACGATGGCAAATACCGTGGCTGATTTGGGTATTATTATCGTTGACCGTCAAGGCAAGATTTATAATCAAATGGCAGTTTTGATTAACGGTCAATACGGCACGCATGAATTGTTCCATGACAAACATGCCAACGACGTTTGGGGTTATGGTGGACTGGAAAAGCGCAAACTGGCCTATACCAAAATGCTGGATTCAGGTTCGCGTATGCTGGCATCAGTTAATGCCATCAACCGTTGGATTCAGCAGGCCGTCGGCAAATACAATCCCGAATTGACTGCCTATAATCTGAGTTTCGACCTGGACAAATGTGTGAATACTGAGATTGATTTGAGTGGATTTAATAGCTCATTCTGTTTGTGGCAAGCTGCCGTGGGTAACGTCTGCAATACCAAACAATATAAACAGTTTGTGCTTGACAATCACGGTTTCAACGCTCCGACGGGCCACGGCAATATGTCCATGAAAACCACCGCAGAAATGGTTGCCGGGTTTATCTCGGGTGAGTTTAAGGCAGAACCGCATACTGCACTGGAAGATGCCCGAGATTTTGAATTGCCCATTCTGGTGGAGATTCTGAAAAAGAAAAAGTGGCGTGAAAAGATTACCCCTTATGTGTGGCGTGATTTTCAGGTGAAGAATCATTACTCGGTGAAATAATATGCACGACCTTATCCGTCAAACGATAGGGTTTCTCCAAATCGAGAAACCCTATAAAATCGTGCTCAAACCCGCACTAAAAGGTAATGCAGCAGAGTATTATGAAATGCGCAGAAAGGGTAAACTGGTTTCGCATTTAATCCGGGTTTCAATCGACAATCTGCATACTGATTCCCGGTGCTTGAATACTTTGATCGTGCATGAGTTTATCCACGCCTGGCAAGCCGAGAATAACATTGTGGAGATTCACGGCCGTGAATTCAGGAAAATGGCTAAATCTCTGGGCAACATTTTGAATCTGGACAATATCTATATTAAGGGCACAGATGTTTAATATTCTAGAACTTAAACAAATCAAGGAAATTGTAGATGAAATCCTTGAGATTCATGACGCGCAAAATAATATTCATATACCAGAAAAGGGTTTTGAATATCTCAATACTCAACGTGCCATGCTCGAAGATCGATTGCAAAAGATATTCGACGATTATTAACCAAACCGAATAAGGGTTTACCCTTATTCGGGCGCCAAAATTATATCACTAATTTTGGGGCCGCGTCCAGCGGCCTGGTGATTGTTTTTTGCTATGGCCGCCTGGCAGACCATAGGCTGTGCCTATGGGCCGGGCGCCAAAATTATACTATGCCTGCGAAAAAGCTGTCAATAGGTGAAAGCACCTAGTAGACCGCCTGGCGGAACTGTGCTAGCGAAAGACCCCACAAAAAGTAGGTGTTGCCTGGCGCGCTGGAATCGGTTATTATTCTTTTGTCGGTTGTTCGGACAGTTCTTTAAAAACCAGCGCGATTCAGGCCCTGCCGGGACGGCACTGCCAAAGACCCCTAAAAAAATAGGGGGTTGACACAGAATCGAAAGTGACTGATAATAGATTCATCGGTTCAGGAAACGCCGAGCAATCGCAAAAGTTTCCAAATTGTTCCCTAAAAGGATACTGAAAAATGGCTCAAGCTAAAACCGTGGTTGTGAACTACACTGCCGAACAAACTGCCCAGGTGGTTGCCGACTATCAAGCCGGTGTTACCGTGGAAACCATTGCGGAAAACATGGGCAAAACCGCCCGTTCGATTATCGCGAAACTGTCTCGCGAAGGTGTTTACAAGGCTAAGGTTTACAAAACCAAAACCGGCGAAACCGTGGAAAAGAAGGATCAAACCGCCGATGCCATCGGTGCAGTTCTGAAAATGTCGGAGTCGGAGATTGAATCTCTGACCAAGGCGAACAAAACCGCCCTGCGCAAGATTTGGCAGGCGCTGGCTAATTCGCGGCCGATTACTCCGGAGGATGATTCCGAGTAATTCACAAACCCCGAAAGGGGTTTTAATAGTATCTTCACGGTACTATTAAAACCGTTTTCTCTCAACTGGCCTAGAAAGGGCATCCGTTATGCGCAAAGATTCTGAAACTTTCATGAACTCGGGTTCGGGTTATCTGCGTGCCACCACCGCGGTGGAAGTCGTTGATATTTGGGGTCAGGTATCCTATCGAAAAGTGGTTATCGGCAAACTGCATGATGTTAGTTTGCACGATGCCCAGGATATTGTGGAAAAGGCTCGGCAAACTGCTGCCGACCGTGGGCAGAATATTCAGGCTGAATTCAAAATCTCTCTGTAAACCGAAAGGATTAAAATGTCGAATACTAAACTCTCTGTGGCTCAGAAACAAGCCTTGAAAACTCTGCGTCAACTTTATCCCGACGTTGAAATTTTCCATTTTCCCGATAATCGGGTTTGCGTGGGCATTCGGCGCACCGGCGAGAAAATGGGGGAATTTTCCGTGGCAATTTGCGCAGATACCGAAACCAAGTATCGCAAAAAGGTCGGCGAACTGCTGGTGCGTGAGCGCATGCAATATGGCGTGTGTTTGCCGGTGGAATTGGGCACTATTTACTCCGATGATGATGAAACCGAGTATATGGAAATGGTGGCTGATAGTATCGCCCAGGCAGTAACCGGATTATCGCCCAGGCAGTAACCGGATAATATCCAAAACCGAATAAGGGTAAACCCTTATTCGGGCGCCATTTTATCATATAAAATGGGGCTGGGTCAAGGGCATGTGTGAAAATACAACGTAGGTGTTTTCACCTAGTCTGACGCGCAAAATTTCGTGTAGAATAGGGTAGGCGCCAAAAATGCACCACACTGGTGCACGCCTGGTGCACGCCTGGCAAAAGACCACACCGGCTCTAGGGTGTTGACGGCTGACGTGGACCCGGTGTACACTACGTCATCGGATCAAAAAACAAGGTAATAAATATGTGGATGCTTATCGGTTACATGGTGTTTATTGTGGCGGGGTTTGTGATTATGTTCACTGTAACTAGGGAATGGTAATGTTTCTGAAAACGTATGAACGGGTAGTAAATACCCTGCTGGCAGGTAATACCGGCAACACTCAAATAGTTTGCCGGTTTCGTGGTGGCAAACTGCTGCGCGGTACTGCCAGCAAACATAGAACCCACAGCGGGTGTATTTTTCGCAAATTCTTGAGGATGAAACATGCCAGGGTTTGATCGTGATTACTTGGTGGCGGTTGGCGCTTACGGGCGTGATGCCACTGAGCAGGATTGGCAGGCCGGAAAAGATTTTCAGGTGAAAGGCGGCCCGTACTTTTCAATCCGTGATTGCGAAACCATCAAGCAGGATGGGGTTTCGCAAATCATTTTCTATAACCGCCAGGGTTATCTGGCTTTTGTAAAGGATCTATAATGCGGATTACTCGCGACCAGTTGGTGGACTACACCGATACTATACTCCATGATGCCAGCAGGCTGGGCTGGGATACTATTCGAGAATTGCAGGATCAGTATACGGTGAATCTGTGTGATGGTAATGACGAAACCTGGTTCGATTCAGACGAACTGCCCCAGGATCAGAACCTGACCATACTGTCAGAAGCCGAGTTTCTGGAAACCTACGTATTCTAAAGGAAAGATTATGGAAACCGTTTTGATTTGGCTTGCAGGCGGAGTTATTACCTGGCTGGCCTTGGTGTTTTTGTTTCATGCTATTGTAATTGCGGGTGCATTTTATTTTATTTACAAAATTTGTAAATAACCAATACCAATAAGGGTAAACCCTTATTGGCGCCATTTTACCACGTAAAATGGGAGCGTGTCAAGCACTTTCGGAAAAACCCTGCTGGCTGTAGGGGTTCTGCGCCGAAACCGGAATCATTCGCATTTGCATTCGTGTTCCGGTGGCTGAAAGCAAATGCGAATGATTCGCATTCAGCGCAGTAAACTGCGTAAAGTGTGTAAGGCCGGTAAAGCGCATAAAGTTGGTAAACCTCATAAACTGGGTAAACTGAGTAAACCACTCAAACCACTACCCCCCACCCCTATTGGCGCCAGTGCGAAATCAACAAGTGCAAAATCAACCAGTTTGCCGGCGCCAGTGCAAAAACAACACCAAATTTTCAGAGTCTGCCGGCGCCAAAATTATAAAGTGCAAAACCAATGCTTGTCAAGTGCAAATTTCAGAGCGTGACCCCAGCCGCGCCAGTGGGAAAACAACGGAAATTTCAAGGGTGGTGGGCGCCAAAATTATAAAGTGGAAAACCAATGTGTGTCAAGTGCAAATTTTCACACGGAAACAGTTACCGGAACCCATTACCGCAAAAAGACCACATAAATTTTTAATTTGCTCAAGTTTGCCTTTTGGGGTATAATGTTTTTATTCTAAACTCCGATACCGTTATGGCTCAGCAACCTTATACTCCAGAACAAACCACCCAAGTGCTCCAACTATACGCCGCAGGCGTAGACCAGGAGACTATTGCGCTTACTCTAGAGCGCAGCACTCGCAGCATTATTAGCAAACTGGTGCAGCTGGGCGTTTATCAAACTCCGGAACAGCGTCAGGCCAGACCCAAAAAAGCTGAGCTGATTCAGCAAATTGCAAGGCACCTGGACCTGGATGCAGCTCAGTTGAACTCTCTTGAAAAAGCCACACACGGCGCACTCACGCTCTTGCACAGCTCCATAACTCAACCCACCTAATTTGGTTGCCGCGAAGGCGGCCAACTCTAGGGTCCAGAAACAAAAAAGCCCGTAAACTTCACAGTTTACGGGCTTTTTTACGTTTCAACACTTTTCACGGCTTTAAAGCCTTTTCCAAGAGCAAAAGCACGTTTTTGTTGGCTTTTTCAAGCGATTCCAGCAATTCCAAATTGCAATCCAGCAGTTTGGCAATCTTTTCGATCAAAACTTCCTTCTTTTCAGGCGGTTCACCGCGCTTGTTCAAGTAAGTTTTGCGCTGGTAAACACCCAAACTCGACAATTTTGCGATCACTGAGCGTTCAGGCACACCCAGAGTCCGGGCGAGTTCAGGCACAGGGACTCCGGCCAGGTGTTGGTTTAAAAGCTGTTGTGTGATTTCAGGAGTGTATTTCATTGCCAGGGTAGTTTCTGCAATTCTGGTTGAGGTTTAGCCTTGCGGCCCAATTTTTCTGTGGGTACATCAAATACTTCCGCATCCACTAAGGGTGGTGCTGGTTCGTCTAAGTCTTGCAGGTTAGTCCATGCTAAGGGATGACGTGTGGTGGGATGGTAAACCCACAGCTGACACAGCATGAGTTTAACCAGTCTGGGTAACTTTTTGAAGTCTGGATCTTTGATGCCATTTACTGAAGTGCACGACGTATAAGGAGTTTGGCGACCTTCGCGAGTTCCTGACTTGATGGTACGACCCAGTTCTCTGATTTCTAGGAGGTCTAGGTCTGGGAAGTCCTGACCAATGTACTGGATGACTTCTTGATTGTCTTTGTCTAAAAGCTGTAAAATTGCTGGGTCTGTGTAGTCCCAGCTCATGTAGCTTACATTTCTGTACTCTTTGAAAGCACTCAAGAGTAAAGGTACCGAAGCAGCGTACCGCTGGTTTGACCCTAGAATTTGATTACCTGAAACGATTTGACCACGTGGAGAGTAGTTTGCAAATTGAAAGAGTGAGGTCAACTCTCGGCTGGTTGCTGCCCTGCCCGAGGGAAACTTGACCCTAGACTCCAGCAAATCTGCGTGCAGGGCACGCAAGGTTGCTGAGGCTGAGATCAGCTCACCTGTTCTACACAGCCGAACATTGTGGTTGAAAAAGGCTAAAACCTGAGGCAAAACCCAGCTGTGATTGTCTTTTAAAAAGGGCTGATCTAGGGTGTTCCAGTCTAACAGACTAATATCCTTTTTCAACGATGTGCTCCTAGTGCGGCGGGTAAGGGGTTTTGGGCGGTTGATCCGCTTTTTACTTTGAAATCTTTTTGCATTTAGAATTTTTTAAATATAGGTTTGGTCGTTTGCATCAGTTGATATCGTGTACAAACTTCCTGTGGCTGCAACAATTTTTCAATCTAGCGTTGTGGGTGCCATCGGTCGGCTGAGCTCGGTCAGTCACACACAACCCTATCTCTTATCGTTTTGCAACAGGGTTTGTACTCTAAGTTTTGTATCTTAGTATAATTATATCACAACTTTTTACAGAAGTCAAGTAGCTGGAGAAATTTATTTTTCTGCTGCCCTTTTAAGATGTGGTTTCTTTGTACAACTCGTAGTCGCCAGGCTCTAGAACTCTGTTAGCTTGAGGGCAGTAGTGGTCTGGATCCAAGTCTAGTGTTTGGTTGAAGAGCTCGTCGTAACGGTGAGTGTAAGAGTTGCGCTGATAAAAGGTTTCAGTGAGTTTGATTTTCATACTTGGTAGACTCTGGGAGTCCAAAAAGGGTTTTGATCTGGGTAACCGCGGGGATTGCACAACACCCTGGTTTCACCTATGGTGTAGTCTTGGTGTGTGTGCATGTGCCCGTGCAACCAGTATTCAGGTCGGTGGTCTAAGATTAGTGCTTCTAGGTTGCTTGCGTATCCTCCGTTTAGTTCATGGTCAGTTTTGTATTCAGGCGAAATGCTCTGAAAGCTGGGAGCATGATGAGTTACCACCACAGTTTTAGGGGTGATGTGGTTTTTGATGAACTGTTTAGTTTGCACATGCCGTTGCAGGGTATGCACTGGACGCAACTTGGTGTAGCCTGCTTGGTCATTGGTGATGATCCTGTAGTCGTTCATGCCGTATTGCAGGGCGGTCATGGTTATGGGATCGTGACGGTTGCAGTCAGTCCACAGGGTGCCACCCAAGAATCGGACGTCTTCGACATCAACGTATGAATCCTCCAAGAAGTGCAGGTTGTTGTAGTGTGCACACTCCTGCTGCAGGGTTTGCAGTGTTTGGTTGAACTTGCCGTGGTAGAACTCGTGGTTGCCTGCAACATAAACTACATGTTGGTAGTGTTGAGTCACCTGGTCTAGAAACTCACGATAGCGTTGTGCCGATACACCTCGTGGTTGCTCGTGAGGCAACACCACGTCTTCACGTGTAAACCGGCGCAGGTCTTCTGCTACTAGCACATCACCGGCCAGCACAAGTACATCGGCATCTGGGAATTGAATTGATTGGTGACCTGCAAATTCCAAGTGCAAGTCACTCATTAGGGTAAAGCGCATAGTATTGTCCGTTAAAAGATTATTATAACCCAAAACAAAAGGGCACTCAAGCTAAAATTTCTTAGCCTGAGTGCCCCTTTTCTTCATACTGCTAACACTCCGCGTTGGCGTTGAGACTCTTGATGCTCTTCTTGGGTACGATTCACACACAAGCCTCCGTCGTAGAGTAAGGGCTGACCAATCCAAGCCAGCCATTCCAAGGCACTGGGCGTGAACTTGGTGCCAGTGGTATTCCAAGCCCTTTTAAATTCTTGGTTCAAGGTTCTACTCCGAAACTTTCCTTTAGATGTTCAACTGCACTGTCTATGGCATGGTGCCACAGGTGTGGGTAATTTTGATTGTTTAAAGTTTGCCAGCTGTGCATTTCCGTTAAAGCAGTCACGCATTCCCTGACAATTTGTTCTGCAAAGAACTCTAGTTCCCGCCTGGTAACCTCACGGTTGTCATAGTCAATCCACAGGCCGCATTCAATCATTAATTCGTTGATACGATTCATAGTTCTTTAACTCCAAATTTCTCTTTGATGTTGTCTGCAATTTGCTTTGGCGTGGCATCGTACCAGCATTCTGCTAAACATTCTTGAACAATCAACTGGGCAAACAGTTCTTGACTGAACTGATAGGTTTCATAAGCCATGCCGTTGTAGTCATTGGTTTCAACAACTGGAACTGTGGCTTGTGCAATGAGTTCTTGAATTCGTGCGCTCATAGTTTTTACCATACAGATTTTTGTACTCGGCTTGCAGGCTGTTCCAATATTCTAGATCAACACTAGGATCAAATTGAGCATCCTGCATCATTTTGTCAAGATACGGTTTACACCATGCTAAAAATTTTTGGGATAAACTCACTTTACCACCAGTACAACACTAAGAGTTCAGGTTCTTGAGTTTGTTCGCACAGCCAGTGCAGTACATCTGCTTGGTTTTCGGAGTAGTACTCCGCATAGCTGAAATCATCTGTATCAGCCCAGTTCCTGTACTCGTCCAAGTCTAGGTAAAAGTACGAGCCGTTGCTTCTGCAGTCGCTGTAAACTGAAAACAGTTTGGTTTTGATGTTGAGGGGCAAGTCTTGACAGTCCAGTGTGGGAGTTTGTTTGATCAGCATATTAATAAGGATTTAAGAGTTGCAGGCCGTAGACACGATCACGGTAAAGGTTGATTTCTGAGTAGTAAATACACACTTCATCGCCTGTGGCTTCGTGTGTTGCGTGAAAGTACTCTGGTTCACAGTAGTTTACACGGTAAACATCACCACAGTGAATTACCAGGTGTGCTTGTTCAATGAGTAGTCGGTGCATAGTTTAACCCGGTTGAAAGGCGAAGTGCCCTTGATTGTGACCAGTGCCGTGCTTGATCCTGGCACGAATAATGTTGCCTGGAACCCAACCCAGCTCGTCGAGACTGGCTGTGGGCACCCAGAACGTAAAGTCTGCCTGTGTGCGTGTGTCGTAGGTTTTGTAGCAGTCTACCCTGGTTAGTGGTGTGCTTGTGGTTTGTTTGATGGTTTTGTACATAAGAAACTTTCACAAGTTGTTCGAGCAGATGAACTGGATTTACTTGCAACCAAAAATCAGCAGCAGCAGCACGAGCAACAGCATCAGCAGCACGAGCAACAGCATAAACAGCATAAACAGCATAAGCAGCATCAGCACGAGCAACAGCATCAGCAGCATAAGCAGCAGCATCAGCAGCATAAGCAGCAGCATCAGCAGCATAAGCAGCAGCATCAGCAGCAGAATAAGCAGCAGCATCAGCAGCATCAGCAGCAGAATAAGCAGCATCAGCAGTCTTTTCTGTGCACATAGTTTGCCAAGACTCGCCAAATCCCTGCGTATTGGCTGTTGACTGTAGCTGCGGCAAGACTTTACACCACATCCATTCTAAAATAATCTTAGATCGCTGAGTTTCATGGCTTCGTCCAGTGCCCGCTGCCTGGGGGAGCAAAGATTTCCACTCTCGACTATTACGTACAGAATCTGGCATAGAATCCTGAATTCTGATAATCCAATTGCCAATGACCTCACTCATACATTCGGGAATATCATCAGTCAGACGCCCAGATAGAGCCAAATTGATTGCAGCAATGCTACAGGCACTTTCTTTGGTACCAACCCCTGAGCACAGTGTCATGCTGCTCAAAAGTTCAGAGATCTTGGTTTGTTCAGTTTGAGTAATCATGGTGGTTTCCGTGTTTTGATAAATCATTATAACCCAAAACAAAAAGCCATTCAACACAATAATTACTGTGCTGAATGGCCTTGAGTTTAATCGTCCCAGCGATCCCGTTTGTTTTGCCGGCGCTGATCGCGCTGCTTCTTTTCTTGCGGATTGCGCTGTGGTTTGTCTACCAAAACTTCTTCTGTTAAGAACGTTTGTTCTTGAGTGATTTTGTCCCAATTTTCCAGTGTTTGCTGGTTGATGACGTGTTGATACTTGTTTTTGTTCATAGCTTTGTGCTGTAAAATACGTGATTGCCGATGTGGGCTACACGCTTGAGTTGCAGTCGCCAACGTGGTTTGACTGCTGTGGTGTGATAGTGAGTGGCCCCGAGCCCACGTAGTTGGTGACGGTGTGATAAGGCTACTCTGGCCAAGTACATGCTGCTGGCGTCTGTTGTGGGCCGGTGCCTGCGCTGATTGGTCCAAGAAAACTGATGGGGTTGATAAACTACCTCACATACGGTTCTGGGGTAGTCTTGGTGCTGAGTTCGGTTCAAGGTGACTACTGCAACTGCCAATCCTCCTAGATAGCCCTCGCCACGAGCTTCGTGGTAAATGTTAGTGGCCAAGCATTTGACGTCTTGTTCGGTGTAACGTGGTCGGGGTATTCGTGCATCTGCTGTGGAGATTGACACTAGCAACAGTAGTATTGCTAGTAGTGCTTTCATGGTTTTTCCAGTGATAAAAAATCATTTTAGCACTAACGCAAAAGAAATTCAAGTGTAAAATTTTTAGGAGTATCGTTTCAGCAAATCCTGTTCGTTTTTGTCAAGCTGGTGCAGATGTTGATCCAGTTTCTCTTGCCACTCCCGAAGTTCCTTGTTGGGCAGCTGTTTCTGTGTGTTCTGGTACATTTCCAGTGCTTTGCTGTTGGGCATCAGCCAGCAATTTTTGTAGAAGACTGCGTTGCGCATCTAGTTCCTGTGTGGTTTGATTTAATTGTTGGGCCAGTGTTTGATTTGCACGTTCCAAGCCCTGACACACTTGTAAGAGCTCTTCCAGTGCACGTGCAGCTTGTAGGTTTAAGTTGGTAGGCGGTCTGGTAACGAAACTTTCTGTGTTGTCCGGCTGCACCTGGAAGTGCACAGTGCCGGCCCGCAGTTGTTGTATGATTTGCATAATTTCCCCTTGTAGCCTAAATTATACTCCAACAACCTGTGCCTTGCAACAGAAAATTTTTAAATGTCTCACACAAACCCTGAAAATTTTTGTGTTGCAACAAAGATGCCCGAGTGTTATAATTGTTGCAACTGAGGATGATTATATGAATACAGACCAAGAGTATATTACGCAGCTAGAAGCGCTGATCGTAAACGAGCTGCTTCCAGCACGTGAAAAGTATTACCAACTCTTGGGTGTTCAGCCACCAGACTTGGGTTTGAGTTTTGAATTTAAACTGCGACAAAGAACGCCTGCATTGTTCAAGCCCAAACCCAAAAAATAAAACGGGGTTTTCACGTTTACCCTGTACTGCCTCAGGCAAGAAAAAACTAAATCGGTGCACAATCTCATTTACAGATTTGGCCTACAAACCAGATCCTAAACTTGAGATGAATGTATTGTAAGTCCTGTTGTAGCAGGCTGATACTTATGTTGGGAAACAGACTAGCCTAGAGGGTAATACTGGCACAGCAGGGTGAAAGACCCTGCTCCCTTAACCTAACCTATTATCATGACAACATTTCCTTCAGAAGACTTCAAACAAGTATTTGGCAAATTCGATGCAGTAAACCTGCCCCCTGCCAGCGGTCGCACAGTGCACAGTACGCTTCCCAATACCACAGTTGCTCCAGCAAGTACTTATAACACTACTTGCGCTAATTTAGATTCAGGATTTTATGTAAATGCGGATGCTCACAGCAATGAAAAAGTTTTGGCTAACCTCCCGCTAGGAAGTATAACATACGGACCAACTCACAGCTGGCCAGAAAACATCATCACCACGCTTCCACTTCCATGCTCGCCTGTGGTAAATTTGACTCCAGCACAACAAAAGCATATAGATCAGCAGCGTGAGAAAGTATTAGAAGATCAGAAAAAATCTACCACAGCCATTCGTTATGATTCCGGCAAAGCAGACTGGAGCCTGATGCCTTGGGAAGCTGTAGAAGAAATCAACAAGGTTTTGGAGTTTGGTGCCAAAAAGTACGCAAAACACAACTGGCAGCAGGGTGAAGGCTTCAGTTACACACGAGTGTTGAATTCACTGTTACGCCACGTATTCTCCTACATGCGCGGTGAGGATTTGGACCCTGAGAGCGGACTGTCACACATGGCACACGCAGGTTGCAATGTACTTTTCATACTCTACTACATCAAGAACAAGTCTCGTTACAAGAATGATGATCGCTATGTGCAATGAATGAATTAGAACAGGCGCTGTATAAAACGCGCAGTATCCTACCACATGTGTGTTTAGAGTTGGACTTAGACCCCAGCTATCCCAACTCATTACAAGAATGCTCAAGTTGCAGTATCTGGCTCAAGCCCACACAGCTGCAGCCGGACTTGGACGGCTTGCCTATTTGCAGAGACTGCTGGCAGTGGTACGGTGAATAAAGTCATTCTTAGTTTATTTGATTACTCAGGCAACTGGCCACATGCTTATCGCGCAGCAGGCTATTCGGTATTTCAAGTAGATATTAAACATGACGTCAATATACTGGAACTAACGCCAGATGAGTTGCCTTTTGAACAAGTCTATGGCATCTTGGCAGCACCGCCTTGTACGGACTTTGCTAGCTCAGGGGCGCAGTACTGGAAGGCCAAAGATCAGGACGGGCGCACAGCACACTCACTGGCTTTAGTAGACAAAGTACTAGAGCTAGTAGACTACTTTGAACCAGAGTTCTGGGCGTTAGAAAATCCAGTAGGCAGGCTGAGCACACTACGCCCACAGCTGGGCAAACCTTGGTACTTCAATCCGCATGAATTTGCAGGTTGGTGTGATACTGCCGAGCAACAACAACACGAGCGTTACACCAAGAAAACTGGTTTGTGGGGGCGGTTTAACCCACCTGAAAAGCGTGATTTATTGAACAATCCAGAAAACAACTGGATGATGCGCTTGGGCGGCAAGTCAGAGCGTACCAAAGAACTGCGCTCAATGACACCCCGTGGATTTGCCCAAGCGTTTTACGAAGCCAATAAATAACATACTTGACACTCTTGCCCAGTTTTGATATAATTTGTGCTCACAAAGGATAACTATGTTCGCACAAACACTCAACCGCATTGGTTTTGCCTGCAAACCCACAGACGTAGGGTTGCCTCAGATTACCTCAACCACCATCAAGTGGCTGAGCTCTCAAACCCGTGATGTGGCAGTCAGCCGACTGCGTTCACTCATGCAGCAGAATGTACAGACTCTGGAAAAGCATGTGCGCTGGCTGGGCACACTGCCCAACCACTTGCGCATGTATCGCATTTCAAGCGAACTGTGTACTGCGTACACGCATCCAGACTGGATGTGGTTCTACTTTGAGCCTGAAACTGTACAGTGGCTGGAAACCAATCTCTCACGTGTGGGTGAACTGGCTCGTACACTAGACGTGCGATTGAGCTTCCACCCCGGTCAGTTCTGTGTACTGGCCTCAGACAACCCTGAGATTGTAGAACGATCCCTCATGGAGTTTGAGTATCACGTAGACATGATTCGCTACATGGGTTATGGCCGAGAATTTCAAGACTTCAAGTGCAACGTACACATCGGCGGCAAGCAAGGTCCCGCAGGCATCAAACGTGCTGTGCGTTCGCTTAGCCGTGAAGCACGCAATGTGTTGTGTATTGAGAATGCAGAGTTTTCCTGGGGCTTAGATGCCTCACTAGAATTGGTAGACACCTGTGCGCTAACACTGGACGTGCATCACCACTGGATTGCCACCGGTGAATACCTGAAACCCACAGACATTCGTGTTAGGCGGTTATGGGAATCATGGCGTGGTGTGCGTCCAGTAGTGCACTACTCTCAATCGCGCGAAGATGTAATCGGCGAAGACTGGGATCAAGATACTCTAGTAGACTTGCAACAAGTACTGGCACTAGGTTACACTCGTGCTCGTTTGCGTGCGCACTCAGAAATGTACTGGAATACTGCACAGAACACCTGGCTTGCAACCTTCGTTCCACACGCTGATGTAATGTGTGAGGCAAAACAGAAGAACCTGGCAGCACACACATTCGCAAATTCTGTGTTGCCGTAACAGCCCGATTTCGATATAATTTGTATAACAAATCGGAGAACACACATGACACAACTTCCACCGCTGCCCCCGCCCAAAGACTACGGTCGCGGCTTGTACACCGCTGCACAGATGTTAGAGTACGCACGCATGGCAGTAGCTCCTCAGTCACACATCTGCGTGGTACCTGTGGCTGAAGTAGGTGATCTAGTCATTGAAGTACGTGAACGTGTTATGGTTACGGGCTTCAAGAGTCGCGATTCGCTGTACACATTAGCAAATTCTGTGTTGTAATCGCAACAGTTTTAGTCTATAATTGATTCTTCAATTGGAGAACACATGACCAAGCAAATGTACCTAATCAACTACGACTGCGCACACTGGTGTGGCGGTGACTCCCACTGCGTGGTGTGGGCAGAAGATGCCGTTGAGGCTGAGCTGGAAGCAGGCCTTTTCATGGAAGAGCACATGCGCGAACTGTTTCAAGATGAGTACAACGAATACTACGATGATGACAGCGAAACCAGCAACTACGATGACGAGTCGGCCGTAAGCGTAATCTCAGTGGAACTTTTCAACGAAACTCACGAGCAGTGGCAATTCTTTCAAGACCCTAGTCAAAGTGAGTTTTACCCTGTGATTGGAACCCCAGAATGAGTCCAGCTACTTTTAACTACTACCAGGAGCTAGTAGCCGAACTGCAAGACTTCAGCACAGAAATCTTGCAAGGTGCCGTAGAAACCGGCAAACCCGCTGACGTGCGAGCTGTGTTTGACGAGTATCTACTGATTCCCTGGGGCGTTCTAAGCTCTGATTTCGAGTAAACCGCTGCCCTTAGTATAATGGACAATACACGAAGCTTCTACCTTCATGATGGGAGTTCGATTCTCTCAGGGCGGACCACTATGCAAGAATACCGCATTCAGTACGTAACCACTTACGGTAAGTTTACCACACTTGTACGTGCTGATTCACCAAACGAAGCACGAGACCGTCTCGTTGCTCAATTCAATCACGAAAACGAACTGCTGGAGATAACATCAGTTCAGAGGACCACCTGATGTTAGTAGACGACTTAAAAACCCTTTTAGCCACCAGCTTTTCATATTCCTTAAAAGCGGCAAACTACCACTGGAACATTGAAGGCGAAGACTTTATCGCTTTCCATCCTTGGCTTGGCGAGCTGTATGCAGACGTATACGGCACAGTAGACCCTCTGGCAGAGTACATTCGTACCTTGCAAGCATACACTCCGGCTTCGCTGACCCGCTTTCAAGAACTTTCACGCGTTTCAGATCAGCTGGAAGTGGTGCAGTTTCCCCAAATCTTTGAGCAGCTTTTAACTGATACTCTGTTGCTGATTGATTTGCTGAACACAACCTTTGACTCAGCCACAAAAGAACGCCAGCAAGGCATTGCTAACTTCATGGCAGAACGCCTAGACGCAATGCAAAAGTACGCTTGGCAGATTCGTGCCACACTCAAGGTGATTCCAGGAGACATGTCGTAATGTGGTGGCTTTGCACAGTGTGGGTTGACGGCGGCGAGTATTACCGTTGTGCTGTACGAGCAGGCAACGACTACTACGCCACCAAACTGGCCCGAGAGCATTACAAACAAGAAGGCGAGTTTGTAGTAGAAACAGAAGCTGAAATGTTCAACACTTTTGAGCACGGCGATCCAGAAGATTATGAAATTATCACTTGAACAGTGTGGTATTTTCCATTATAATTGATTCTTCAATGGAGAACACATGGCTGCTTACTCACGAGACTTTTTGATTTCAGCTTTTCTTAGCCGTTACGTAACGCTACCTGAAGCACAATTTGAGAGTTTGTGTGAAATGGCGTACCAGTTCTATGATCGAGCTGGACGAGATAAGTTTCGTGTGTATTGCTGTTTGGATGCTGAGGCCATTAAACTTTACCGTGAACAGCTTTAAAAATCCTGTGTTGCGGTTTAGAGTGTTTTAGTTTATAATTTGTATTCGGTTGGGAAATCAATCGAATCCATATTTTAGCACATTAATTGACACTGGTGCCCCTTTTCTAGAGTGTCAGTAAACGTCGGCAGGGGAAATGTCGAGCAGGTTAGTGTGCTATACTATGGAGTTTTATACCGTTAAGGAGACGGTTCCGGCTGTAACCCGGACGCGCTTGCGCTCTGATGGATCGTTACCATCAAACTCCACCACATCAAACAAGGAGTATATTATGTTATTTTAGATAAACTAAAGGAGCATGATATGTCTAGAACATACAAAGACAAGCCCTATAAATTCATGAATCCTGAACAGGACTGGGAATATAGGCATACTGGCACTCCACATACCCGCGAGTATCGTGTATACTCCGAGGGTTGCTGGAAGTGGGTAGAGTACGATAGGGTTTACTGGCTAAAAAAGCCCGGCGTACTAACCAAGAAAAAGAAGCACAAGGACACTGAGCATCACTGGATGACTACTCCCAGCTGGTGGACACGTATGTATATGCGACGTCCGCAACGTGTTCGTGAGAATCAACAGCTTCGCAATATCCGTGATATTGACGAGTTTGACTTTGTGGATACTGGCCGCAAGCCACACATCTACTACTGGTAGGCTATGAAAACAAATAAAAAGAAATACTGGTGGTATGTGTGGCAAAAGGCCATTGGTGACAAAGCAAGTGTTAGTGCGCAGGTATCAGACCATGTGTCCATTGTACGTACCTTCTTGGTACTAAGCTACCTGTTCACTAACTTCATAATCATACTAGGTGTGTGGCATCATTGGTAAACGAAAGGTAAAAATGTCTGTGTGGCGTGTGGCTCCGGCCAAAGAACATCCTGAAGCTGTGCTGGTTTCTTGGCGAGTATTTGAACTTGAAAACGGTGATCGACACTTTTGTGGCCGCGAAACTCTATATCGCGAAGGCCGAGTCACCAGCCGTGTAGTAAGCTTTGATCCCAAATCTCGGCAGGGCATCACTCGTTCAAGCCGGTGCTATGAGCTGCAAGGCCCTCCAGGCCACAACGCAGATGCACTGTATGTGTGGGACTACTGGTGCCGCGTAAACGGCATTACACAGTGCACAGACGTCACAGATCAGGTGTACGAAGAATTTACCCATTAAATTTTACACTTGCCGGCATGTTGCTTTTCAGTTATAATAATTCTTTGAAAATACAAACACACCATGAAATTTCGTGAAAAAACGGTTGAGATAGAAGCCATTGAATTTGTTTATACCGGAGGCGGACTTCAAGCTTTGCGCGAATTTTGTGGTGATGCCCTGGGTTACGTAAACAAGGCCAGGCACATCAATGCCAAAGCAGAAGCTGAGATTAAAAATGTCTACTCAGGCATAACATACGTTGCCGTAGAAGGTGACTGGATCGTCAAAAATGGCTCCGGTCATTTTCACAACTGTGATCCTCAAACATTTTGGAAAACCTATGAGCCAGTATGATCGTTTTGAGCATGAACAGCAACTCATGCGTTGTTGGCAAATCACTGATGACCTACAAGTGTTGGCAGAAGGTGTTCTAGAAGGCAGCATGACCACTGATGATGTGGCAAATGTACTGCAGGGACTGCAACAGCTGTATGCACTAAAGTTTGACTCCCTGTGGAACAGCTTTGAAGCATCAATTCAAATCCGCGACTGAGTGTGATGGAAGCACGCTAGGCTCATAACCTAGAGGACCTGTTCGATTCAGGAGTTCGCAACCAGTTAATCCGAGTGTAGGCTAGCCTGGTCAAGTCACTCCGTTTGGGGCGGAGAGCGTAACTGCATCGCAGGTTCGAATCCTGCTACTCGGACCAATTAAAAAAGCAGCATAAGCAGCCTTAGCATAACAACACAGTCTATCTGCGCATAGTCTAAGTTCCGCTGTATCTAGGCTGCTTTTTTAATTGTGTTATTCTCTCCTAAGTGTTCCGGTAGCACAAGTGACTCCAAACCACTTGGACGCGGTTCGATTCCGTGAGGAGAGGCCAATAATTAAGTACTATCAAGGTATCGTGTGCAGACGTGTACACTACTCGGGCGCAACTGGCGAGGAAAGCGTCCTGATATAACTGATTAGTCGCTGTGGGATGAAAGCATCAGACCCCTAAATAGATCAGATAGTATTTAATTATTGGGCGTGTAGTATAATGGGATTACGGCGGCTTTGCAAGCCGTTTATGGGAGTTCGATCCTCCCCATGTCCACCACCATTTTCAGTCAGCTTCAGCTCACAAGGCTAAGCTGATTTTTCTGTCTCTAAATTTTAACAACTGCATTCAGGCTATTAAACAATGATGTAAAAATCTAGTTAGTACCATACAGGGAGCCGATTATGGCCGAAAATGACATCGCACTTGCAACCGCTGTTACCGTAGCCGTCTTGCAAGAAAAAATCTCAGCGTTGGAAGACCATCTCCATCGCAGTGACTCTAAAATCAAAGCCCTAGAAAAAGATCGAGACAACGCCATCAAGTGGGGTCTCATGATCCTAGGAACCGCGGTAGTTTCCATGGCTTCGTGGATATTCAAGTTGATTACAGTGAAAGCACCGTAATTTTTCTCTTGAACCTCGACCCTAAATCACTTACAATAATCTCTTAGAAATCGAAATCAAGCGTGCCCCACAGGGCACGCTACCCTGAGGTACTACTATGAAACCCCGTAATTTTGTAACCAAGCACATGCAGCGCACTGGCGATGGCTCACATCGCAAAACAAACAAACAGCTGCGTCAAAAACAGAAACGCGAGCTGTTCCAGTAGACGCTGGGCTCGTAACTTAAAGGTAAAGTAACTGGCTTTTAACCAGTAAAAGAAGGATCGTTACCTTCCGGGCCTACCAATGTATGTATATGTGAATTTCTCCACCACACCGGCTCACGACCACCGTGGTTCAGCGCAAAAGTTCGTGAGACCGATGCGTGGTATACAAGGGCTTGAAACCCCAAGTGGGATCTTCACATATGCACACAGTTGGGGGTTAGTTAAATGGTATAACCACGGATTTTGATTCCGTTGTCAAAGGTTCGATTCCTTTACCCTCTGCCAGAAATATTCACTTGATTCAACCGGTGTTTTAGTTTATAATCTTTTCCTAACAGGAAAACTATGTATTTCAAAGAACGTGAATCAGATCCACGAGCAAATCAAGAACACAACAAGCGTGAGCGCGAGCTCAGTGCAGAACGCATGAAGCGGGTTGCTGCACTCCGCAAGTCTAAGCGGTAATCTCCACCCGATTAGCTCAGCTGGTAGAGCACACGCTTGATAAGCGTTAGGTCGCTGGTTCAAGTCCAGCATCGGGTACCAATATGGGTGTTTCAAGGTTGCGCAGATGGGCGCAGATAAAAACTTAATCTAGAGTGAATCGTCTTTTCTCTAGGCCCACCCTCCATTAGAGTACACATAGGCGCACACCTTATATAGTGCGGTCGTGCTAGCACACGGCAACAAACATTGCTAGATGGGGTACTTATAGCCTGAATTTATAGTAGGGCATATCGACCCAAGACCTGTGTGTACTCTAATGGAAGAGTTGCTAATGTTGGCCTTAGGGAGACCCTTATAAAGTCTTTAAGCCCTCACCAGATAAGTGAGTGTACGTGGGTTCGATTCCCACCTCTTCTACCAGATTTAATGCGCGAGTGGTGTAATGGTAGCCACGCTGGTCTTAGAAGCCAGTGCCGTGAGGCGTGAGAGTTCGAGTCTCTCCTTGCGCACCACCCTAATAAGGGCCTATTCGTCTAGTGGTCAGGACGCCGGGTTTTCATCCCGTAAAGAAGAGTTCGATTCTCTTATAGGCTACCAACCAAAATATTGATTTGATTTCAGTGTTAAAACACTCTATAATTGTTTTAACAAATCAGGAAATCAGTTGAGTAAAAAGTACACAATCACTGCCGTTATCTACGACAAGCGGGGCAACGTGCTTAGTCTAGGAAAGAATAGTTATCACAAGACTCATCCACTGCAAGCACACTACGCAGCGGTGGCCGGAGAACCGCATAAAATGTTTCTTCACGCTGAAATTGATGCCATTATCAAGTGCCAGGATTTAACTCGGGCTCACAAACTTGTTGTCTTTCGGTATCGTGAAGACGGTTCTCCGGCCTTGGCCCGGCCGTGCAGAGTGTGTCAGGCTGCTATTCAGAAAACTCCCATTAAAATCATCGAGCATACTTAATGTACGATTCGGCACATCAAACTTACAAAATTGAATTGACCATCTACGACGACTTTCGATTGCCTCCAGCACACGAGCTGGAACGTTGGATCCGTTACATGGTTGAAAGCGCAGGCAAGATTGGCTGTGACTGTTCGGTGACTGCACAGCCACGAGAAATTAACATGCAGGAACGTGTACAGCGCGCTGGACCACGCAAATTTAAACCATACAATTCCGGAGTAGCACAGCGGTAGTGCAGTTGACTGTTAATCAATTGGTCGTAGGTTCGATCCCTGCCTCCGGAGCCACGTAACGCGTCCCTAGTATAGTGGAAAATATCCAAAGCTACGAACTTTGAGACGGGAGTTCGATTCTCTCGGGACGTACCACACAGAAAGCAACTATGAGTTTTGATGCCTGGAGTCTAAACTGTCCCCGCTGCGGGCCAGCTCATAAATTGGTTCCTGACTCTACAGCATGTGCTGAGATTGCCGGCGACTGTTACCAGTGGTGCTGGTATGAGTGCGCAGTTTGCAAGTTTGAAACTGAAAGTGAACAAGCCATAAACGGCGATGCCCAAGTTTGGGAACTGCTTTATAAAAAATACCTGGTAGAATAGCACAGCGGTAGTGCACGGCTCTCATACGGCTGGGGTCGTAGGTTCGAATCCTACTTTTACCACCACACATACTAATCATGCGAAACACACTAATCATCAACGGTTGCACTCTGGAGCGTACTTGCTATGCTTGTCCTGAGCAGTACGATGTTTTCTTTCAGGACTTTCAGATCGGTTACCTGCGTTTGCGTCACGGTAGATTTACCGCTGATTATCCAGACTACGGAGGTACTACAGCATATCATGGTTACCCCAAAGGTGACGGCATTTTTGAAGACGACGAGCGTTTCTTCTTTTTGCGTGAAGCGGTAGACTCCTTAATTCAAACGCACAACACACAGCTCATAGAGCGCATGGATGCTCCTGCGTACGATTGAAATTTTTATCTTGAATTCTTCGCAAATTCCTGTATAATAATGTAATGGGTTGAGAGATCGATCCAGAGCTTCACTAGCGTAATTAGTGGTAATGACTGTGATACTTAATCAGTCAATTAAGTTAAGCGTCTGCTGTAGCGAGGCGATCAGTTACTTCATACTATAGAGAAAGGTTAATCCTTGTGGTTAACCAAAGCGGTAAAATAATTCGGCGTGCCGCGATAGACAAAACCCGATAAAACCTGAGAACACACATTCTCAGCGGACGCTTAACTTAATCTTTTTAACTACGAAAGAAACCAAAATGTCTAGCCTAAACAAGCGCGTGTATGCTCCTCAAGCCCGTGCTGTAAACCATGCTGGTACTGCTGTGCGCGCTATCACTCCAGAAAAGCAACTGGTGCGCATGACCCTAGCTAATATGCTTTGGGAAAACCAATTCTACGTCAACGGAGAAAAATCCGCTGACGTGATCGCCAAGTTGGTGCAACAGTGCGATGCCCAGTTTGTTTCAAACTTGGCCATCATGGCACGTACGCAATTCAAACTGCGTCACGTTCCACTACTGTTGACCCGAGAACTGGCACGCACTGGCCGCCTTGCGGCACATGTGCTCAACGCTGTAATCCAGCGTCCGGACGAAATGTCCGAGTTCCTGTCAATCTACTGGCGGGACGGCAAGACCCCTATCGGCAATCAAGTCAAGCGGGGTCTTGCAACTGCTTTTGCAAAGTTTTCGGAATACGCACTTGCAAAGTGGGATAAGAACAGCAGCGCAGTCCGGATGCGTGATGTAATGTTCTTGGTGCATCCGAAGCCTGAGAGCCCTGCTCAGGCTGCACTGTTTAAGCGCGTTGCCGATAACGCGCTCAAAACCCCAGATACCTGGGAATCGGAACTCTCAGCTGGAGCCGATAAACGTGAAACGTTTACTCGACTGATGCAAGAGAAGAAGCTGGGAGCTTTGGCATTTTTGCGTAATCTGCGCAACATGACCCAAAGCGGCGTTCAGGACTCTCAGATTCGTGAGTACGCACAGACTCTAGATGTCACAAAGGTTCTGCCTTTCCGTTACATCGCAGCAGCCCGTATTGTTCCCGAATATGAGGATATGCTGGAACAGCTGATGTTTCGCAGCCTAGAGTCACACGAAAAGCTGCCTGGTGTAACCAAGTTGTATGTGGATGTATCAGGCTCCATGTTTGGTACTAAGATTTCTCAGAAGTCAGACTTGGAGCGTTTCGACGCTGCTGCTGCTTTAGCCGTGCTGTGCAGAGAAATCTGCGAAACGGTTGAAATCTACAGTTTCTCGGATCGTGCTGTGCGTGTACCACCTCGCCGTGGTTTTGCCCTAGTTGAAGCAATTCGCCAGTCACAAGCACACAACGGTACCAACTTGGGGCGTTCGCTAAACTCCACTGGATCGCCTTGCGATCGAGTGATTGTGTTTACCGATGAACAGTCACACGACCGTCCGGGTAAGCCCGGGTTCGGTGCTAAGGGATACATTGTTAACGTAGCAGCCTATGAAAATGGTGTAAATCACGACCACTGGCTGACTATTTCAGGATTCTCTGAAGCCATCGTTGACTATATTCAAGCCGTTGAAAAGGACGTAAGTCCTTAACTGGAGCAAGGCGATAAGCAAGAGCTCGTACTAATATTTAGCGGTATACCTTATCATTACTAACGCTAAATTACCTTAGTACTGCCGCGGTGGCAGTGTCCATCCACCAAGTAGTGCGAAAACTACTAAAAAATCCACGCTAGGAACCGCAAGCAGCCGGTCAGAGCAAGAGAGTGGTCAGGACGAATATGTACAAGAGTAGCATGTAGAGTTGCGTACACAACTCGAGGGCTTGAATTCTCTTGCCGGCGACACCGGCTATGTCCTCTAAACTGCAAGGTTTAGAAAAGTGTATGTTGTCGGATGCGGTTACTTCTTTAGGCGAAAAAACACCGCATCAATTTGTTACTACACTTTTCCAAGCCTTGACGCTGTTATTGGTTACTTCATAGGTTCGATTCCTATATGCGGTTACATACTGCGTATAGCTGCAATGGCGCAGCACACCAATACAAATTTTTCAGGCTTCCATTTACGTCTTAGTGTTTTACACAGTTACTTCTCTTACCATAAAATTCTGGCCTTACAGCTTGAATCAAGAAATGCCGCATAGGCGCTCTGTGTTTTTTGTTCTAGACTCCTTTAACTACCACCATTACCATGACCATACGAGTAATCAAAGCAGCAGTTCGTGAAGTAGCCTGCCAACATTGTGGCTCTCTGTTAGAGTACAGTCCCAGTGACGTGCAAGAAGCTTGGCATGAAGACTACTTAAACGACGGTACCTGGGTACCGTATATTGAGTGCCCTGAATGTGAAAAACATGTCCGACTCACACACTGACCTAGTTTATCGACTGCAAACTCGTGCAGAAATTCGCCGGCAGATTCCAACCAGAAAGTCTGTTCAGGAAAACAAACCTGACCGTATAGCAGACTTACTGGAAGAAGCTGCTCAGCGCATTCAACAACTGGAAGCTGCGTTGCAAGGTGCAACAAGGGCTTGCTAAGCCACATAGAGTGATGGGTGAGCTGGTTTAAACCACCTTCCTGCTAAGAAGACGTTTCGGGCACAAACTCGGGGCCGAGGGTTCGAATCCCTCTCACTCTGCCAAAAGGCATCGTTTATATATCAAAGGAAAGTTGGCAGAGTCCGGCTTATTGCACTAGTCTTGAAAACTAGCGGATCAGCGATGGTCCCGATGGGTTCGAATCCCTCACTTTCCGCCACTAAAAGGAGTTAACATGCCTTGCATGAAATGTTCAAATGGCAAATACAAGTATGGTGAACATGGTAAATGTGTGTTTGATACCCTAACAGCCTGCAAACGTGCTGCTGCTGCTGCTATTCACGTGCAAGACAAGTCTATAGACAGCGTAGAAGTCGCTACAAAAGATAGTTTTACAAAACTCTCCGGAAGTGTAACCCAACTGGGCCCCTCAAACTTGGCTTAAAAAGCGTTAACATGAGCTATCACCTGTACAAAGAATTCCTGGAAAAGCACTACGAAAGCTTAGGTGAAAACAAAACCTTTGTGGTAGCTTGTTTCAGTGCACACAGCGGAGAGCTACAACAAGCTGTAGTGTACGCAAAAACAGAGCTACAGGCATTTTGCACATTTCTGAAAACAGACTATGCAAATACAACTGCATTACAAGAAAGTTTAGCCGGTGCAGATATGTGGATTTCTGCACTAGAAATCAATAACACGTTGACCGAGTGACTAGGTGGTTGGCTGCAACCCTTCCCAGACTGGTTGAAATCCAGTACGTGTTTCCAGAAAGACTACTATGAAAACAAACTTGTTTAATGCTCGTCATCGTGGGCGGCACGGCCCAGGCGGCTGGCGCTGTCACTGTTGTGGCCCTGCTCCCAGTCACCGAGCAAGTTTTGCACGCTTGCACAAGCGTTTCATTTATCGTGTTTTGGATCGCCTGGAACACGAATGATTGTACTGTTTCCAGAACCCGTACCACACTACTTGGTGTGGTATTTCGACAATCACGGTTTCGTGCATTGTTTTCAACTTTAATGCGTGTGTAGCTCAATTGGTAGAGCAGCTCGTTGCCAACGAGCAGGTTGCAGGTTCGAGACCTGTCGCCCGCACCATCTGCGTGGTTAGTGTTCAACGGCTAGCATCTTTGGTTTCCACCCAAAAGGAAAGGGTTCGAATCCCTTACCCCGCACCACTTACGAGAGTTCCTTAGCTCAGAGGCAGAGCAACGCTTTTACACGGCGAAGGTCGGGATCTCGGAATTCCCAGGAACTACCATATGTTAACTGATGACAACTCTGCTTGGCTGACCTTTCCACAACACAGGCTGTGGTTCAACAAACTGTGGCTCAGCGAAACTCTGGGCTACGATTGCGGGCCAGGCGGCGTTCCAGTAACCAAACCGGGGGTTTATGTTGTGCGGCCTGTGTACAACTTGCGCGGCATGGGCTTAGGCGCACGGCTAAAGTACCTGACTCCACACGACACTCACACTGTGCCTCCAGGCTATTTTTGGTGTGAGCAGTTTTTGGGTACACAACACAGCATTGACTACACATGGGATAAGGGTTGGCAGCAAACGCAAGCCTTTGAGGGCTGCAACGAGCCAGATCAGCTATACCGATTTACCAGCTGGACTCGTTCCAGTCACCAAATCGAGTTGCCGGCTGCATTTGATGTGTTGCAAGACTGTGAACACATCAACGTTGAGTTTGTTGGCGGCAAGATCATAGAAGTACACTTGCGTGTATCTCCTGATCCTCAAGACTACCATCACTTGATACCTGTGTGGAGCGACGAACTTTTGTTGATGCCACCAGGCTACACTTGGATCGCCAGTGAGGACAGTGCAGACGGCTTGCTGCCCAGCACACGACTAGGATTTTATGTAAAATGAGCATCAAATTCACCAGAATTAAAAAGTGCCTGGAACTAGATGACAAACTCGCCTTTGGTGCTCACTCCGGTAAAAGCATCAGCTACATGCTGGAGTTTGAGCCGGAGTACTTGTTTTGGGCAACAAAACAACCAAACTTGATTTTTCTGTGCCACACAGCAGCCATAAGACTTGAAGAAAAAGCCACCCGCGCCAAACAGGAAAAAGAAAAGCACAAAGCAAAAGCCTACTATTACGCAGACACTGACCAAGACTCTTGGTTTGATGACGTGCCGTTTTAAAGGCTTGAAACTCAACTCAATTTCGGATATAATTTATCTTTAGATAAATAGGAAATCAAATGCGCAAAATGATTGTTCACCTGAGTGTTGGCTTTGCAGGCATGGATGCCTATGAAGCACTTCTAGTTGAAGACGATGCCACTGAAGACGAGATTGCACAAGAAGCCTGGCACATGGCCTTAGATCACGCTGAACGTTACGGCTACTATCCCACAGACGATTACAGCGAAGACGGCGAAGACGAAGATGATGGCGGCTGGGACCGGGATCATTACTCTCACAACATCGAAGGCTGTGCTGAAGACTACGATCCTGATCGTCACGACATGAAGCGTGCAGGCGGCGGCAGTTTCGAACTAGACTTTGCAGGCATGATGTAATTGTAGTCCAACTTTAGCTGATGTGGTCATAGCGCTGGTTTGAAGCTCCAGTGAACTTGGTTCGATTCCAAGAGGTTGGGCCATAAGTTTAGTATACGGTATAGCTCAGTTGAATAGAGCGAGTGATAAAATACTAGTTAGCACGTAGCGCGTCGGGTAAGAGCCGACTACCGTTTACTAAACTTATGGTGCGTTCGTATAGAGGTTATTACTGCGGATTGTCTATCCGCTTACGCGAGTTCGATTCTCGCACGCATCGCCAAAATTTTGATCTTGAAGTGGAATCAAAATCTGTTTATAATTGAATCTTACAAACTGAAAAATCAACAAAATGTCAGCACAACACTACGTTAATGCCATGCTTCCCTTTCAACATACAGCAATGTGGCCTTTTGCAGCAATGAGTGCAATTGCTCAGGACATTCAGCAAGAATGGGCCACGGCCGATGCATTGGACATCGGTGCTCTGGCTCAAGCAGAAAACATTCGCATTTGTCACAGTTTCGAGCCTGATGTTCCAGGCGGATTTACCCTTGCTTACCGCAAAGCCAATGAGTTCAATAACTGTCGCATGGTAGAAGTTGCTGTTGCCTACTGCTCACCTCACGATGTGTTCAGCAAGAAAGTAGGTGCTCGGCGTGCACTAGACAACTTCCTGGACGGTGCAACAGTGCTGGTACCTGCACGCACTGAAGGCGACCACAGCATTGTGTGGAACCTGCGCAGGATGTTTACCATTTAATCACCGCCCCGATGGTGGAATAGGTAGTCACAGGAGACTTAAAATCTCCCGCTTTCGGGTGTGCCGGTTCGAGTCCGGCTCGGGGTACCAACTAATTTAACTCAATCTAACCTAAAATGAATCGCCTATTTACTGCTGTGACCCTAGCCGCTGCACTAACCTTGGCCGCCTGCGGCCCAGATCGTGCTCCACAAGACATTGTGGACACCAACATGACCATTTCGCGTTTGAATGCTCAAAAGAACGCAAACAGCTACTTTCCTCAAGCCTGGCCAGAAGGCACTGTACACCCTGTGTGGAATGCAAAGCCTACTCGTATTTTAATGCAGTCAGACTCCAGCATTACCCCACAATGCCGTTACGGTGACGGCTGGGCCAGTGGCGATCTACAATTTGACAACGGCAAGTCAATCAAGATCAAGTGCCAAACCAATGGTGTTGGCAAAGGCATCAACGGCTGCATGCAAGAAGTGGAATTCCAAACCAAGTCGTACAAAGACGAAGACGGCAAGTGTGCCAATCTCAACAAGCTGGAGAAGTTCCAGTGATGGGTGATTTAGCAGCAGCTCTTGTATTCTTATTCGGTATTCTAGTGGGAACAGGCCTGGGCTGGTTTGCACGCTACATCCGCAGCAAGTTCCACTAACAGTGGTGAGGATAGTGTAATGGGAGCACCGTTGTCTGTGAAACAACTAGACTGAGATCGAAACTCAACCTCACACCACACAAGCCACCTCAGGGTGGCTTTTTGTTTTGAAAATTTTAACTTGAACCCGCGGCCTCTTTAGGCTATAATAGATCTTTCACCCACAACAACCACAACAATGAACGAAACAACCTATCAATTTTACTTTGGCCCTGTTACACCTGAAAATTCAGAAGACCTTGAAAATTACTTTCAAGACAAAAACGGAAACAGTTTTTACTACAAGATTGTGGTAGAAGAAGACATGTTTTACATCTACGATACTTGCAGCCGCATGATTCCAATTGACCGTGAGTTTGTGCAGAGCTTTGGCACCGCAATGTTTGGTGTAGAGGGTGTGTACAGTGCAGCCAGCGAAGCCGAACAGCTTTTCAACAAGCGTATTCGTGAAGTCGAGGCGCTGGTAGACTACTGGAACACCGAGGACGGTGAATGAGCACAGTTGTTTTAGTAGGTGTGACTCAACCACGGTTGCCAGGCGTTGAATCTGTGGAAGACTTGGTGGCGTATGCTGCCAGAGTCTCAAATCCAAGCAATCAAATGAATTCCGAAACAGCTCCAAAGCTGCTCCGTTACCTGATGAAGAATCAACACTGGAGTCCGTTTGAGATGGTTTCCCTAACCATGGAAATCAACACAACCCGAGACATTGCACGTCAAATCTTGCGTCACCGCAGTTTCGCATTTCAGGAGTTTTCTCAGCGGTATGCCAGTGCTGAATCGCTGGGCTTTGAAACTCGTGAGGCACGTATGCAAGATTCAAAAAACCGCCAAGCCAGCTTGGAGACTACGGATCATGAGCTGCAGGACATGTGGCAGGAAAAGCAGCTTGAATTGTTGCGCAAAACTCGCGAAACATATACTTGGGCGCTCACAAACGGCATTGCAAAAGAACAAGCACGTGCTGTACTGCCTGAAGGCAACACTCAAAGCCGGCTGTACATGGCGGGTACTCTGCGCAGCTGGCTTCACTATTGTTTGCTGCGTACTGAGCTGGGAACACAAAAAGAGCATCGTGTGGTAGCAGAACAGTGTTTTGAGATCATCAAGCTGGAGTTTCCCAGTATTGCAGAACTGTTGGCAGCATGAAATTCACCAAAAGCAGTTACAATCCACTGGCAGAGATACTGGAACTGTTTCCTACATACGCTCCTATGTTTGTGACTACTTTTGGCTTTGAGCAATTCAACAAATTGCTTCGGCAAGGAGGCGTTCACTGCCACTCCCAATCAGAAATGCTCCAATGTTTGGAAGTTTTAGAGTCACTGGGCGTATTAGAAGTAGAACAAGTTACACATAGTGGCAGCAACTACCTTAAAATAGGAAATAAATTAAATGGCAAAGACTCGCAGCAAAACAGCTGAAAATAACGCTCAAGTCTACAAGAGCTCACGTCGCTGGGAAACCAATCGCAAGCGCAGACTTGCTCGCGCACTCAAACGCAATCCAGAAAACACGCAAATTGAAACAGCCATGAAAAACATGGTTTATCGGCGCAAAACTCCCACAAATCGCGTGTGGTCACATTCCATGCGACGTCAAGCTGAACTGTTTCAACGATTTGTAGGCCGAGTGTATTCAGACATGTTTTCTAGCAATGAAAAGCTGAGCGGGCCTGCACTCACCAGACCAGGCACAGCACAAAAACAAAAACCTTTTGATCAAAGCCGTATGTTCTCCCTAGGCACGCGTGCTCACAACGGTGCAGGTGTAGCAGTATGGAGTTGATTGGGTGGTATGGGGTGTTTGCAGTTACCACCTGCATAGTTGCAGGCTTTGAACTATTCTGGCCTGTGCTTCGAAGTCTGCGCATAACACATCCAGAGTTGCTGATTGTAGAGAATGTATGGCTCAGCATGCTGGTATTCCTGACCATGGCCTTAGTCTTGGCTCCACTAACCATTTTGCCTTGCGTTTGGCCACCCAGCGGTGAACGATTTCGCAAAAAGCTGTGGGAATCACTCTTAAAAGAGTGAAATTTTGCAGTTGCAGAGTGTGGGTGTTTCGTTTATAATATTTACTTACTCGGAGATCATTCAAATGAAGTTCGCAGCGTTTAAATATACTGACACCAAAGGCAAAATCTCTCAGCGTAAACTGCTGGTGCTGGATCAGCCCTCAAACAAACTCACTGGCATCGACGTCACGGAACTGGAACCAGTTCAAGCACAGCAACTGGCTCGTGAGTACGATCGACTGCTGGATGCATTCCGCCAGTCAGTGCTGGAATTGTACACCGACTTTGATGTTGAGCACAACTACCGTCAGTTCTTGCAAGCCAAGATTGAAAGCCTGGAAGTCGTTCAGGCTTATTGAAAAACTAGGGTCAGCACGGTGGGACGTGCAGGTAGACAATACTGCATACAAGGTTCGAATCCAAACTCTAGGCACGATGGTTGTAATTCCCCTGAAACGAATGTGAGCAAGACGCGGGTTCGACTCCCGCCAGGTCCACCAGAAGTACTTTTGTCCATGGAGTTGGGAACGGATAGATAAACCGTGAAAGTATTTCTGATGGGCCTGCCCAGGTTTCGATTGCGCAAGCTAGTGGATGGAGCAACTCGGTAGGCGATGACCGTAAATCAAGCAAAACACAATAAATGCAAACGATAGCATTTTTGCTGTAGCGGCCTAAAAAACTTGCACAGCTGAGGTTTTGGCCGGTTCCTTATCAAAGAATACCGGCCCTTTAGAATAACGCTAATGTGAAGGGACTCCGTGCACGGTGAGCCTGGATCTGAGTCAGCGAGTTGATAGTTGGAGTGGACTGACCCACAAAGAGTAACTATCGAATTGGCGTTATTCTAAAGAAGCCCACTTAGCTCAGCAGGTAGAGCACCGCCCTTGTAACGCGGAGGCAGTCCGTTCGAGTCGGACAGTGGGCACCACAACCAAGGAGTAGCATGCAAGAACTAGAACTAAAACCACGATATAACTTTTCCAAAACAGCTGCTCAAGTTCACGAGTTCTATATTTCAGGGGAAATCAAAGAACCCCTAGAGTATACAGAATGGTTTGACATTATCAGAAACGCAGGCGAAGACGACACCGTTAAACTGTACATCAATTCAGGCGGTGGCAGCGTAGACACAGCAGTACAGTTTATGCACTTGCTGCGTACTACCCAAGCATTTGTGGTGTGTGCTGTAGAAGGTGCCTGCATGAGCGCAGCCACCATGATCTTTCTACAAGGTCATGCTTTGGAAATCTGCGAACACAGCCTATTCATGTTTCACAACTACGCTGGCGGCGTTTTCGGCAAAGGCGGAGAACTCTACGATCAAATCAGCTTTGAACGTGCTTGGAGCCGTCAGCTCTTAGAAGATGTATATAAGGACTTCTTGACTCAGGCTGAAATTAACCAGATGCTGGACAACAAAGACATTTGGCTGAGCGGAGACGAAGTAAAAAAGCGGGCTGTAGCCTTAGCTGAGCTGCGCAATCAGCAAGCAGAGGCCGCCGCAGCGGCAACTGCAGAAATTTCCGCTTGAATTTGCTGCTTAATCATGTCATAATACTCTCATGAATTCAAAAAAGCAGCGCAAGTTCAGAGTCTGGGATAACAGGCTGTTATACGAAACCTTACAAAAAGTCATACAAATAACCAACACAGTAGAAACAAAGTGTGGAGACAAACTCAGTCCAGGCGACTTGCCTCAAAGCATAGTGCCCACTGATACCTTATATGAAATTTGCTTGTGCTATCAATCGCTGTATGAAAAGCTGGAAACAGAAGAACTGCTGCAAAGTGGCTATCCAAAGGGTAAGCCCACCACGCATTAAATTTTGTACTTGAGCTATCAGCTAAAACGCTCTATAATAATATCTTTCAATCACTAAAGGAAACACAACATGGCATGGACCGAAGACCAAAAGACCCAAGTAATCGCTGCCTACGAGGCTGCTGGCCCCACCCCTGAGACCTCAACCGAGATCATCAAGGACATTGCAGAGGAGTTTGAGCAGTCGCCCAACGGTGTGCGTATGGTGCTTGTGCAGGCTGGTGTTTACGTCAAAAAGGATGCCGGTTCTGGCACTGACAAGCCCAAAGCAGGTGGCAAAGCCACCGGCGACGCTCCAAAGCGTGTGAGCAAGGAAAGTTCAATCGCTGCTCTCAAGACCCTGATCGAGGCTCGTGGCGCTCAAGTCGACGACGACATTCTAGACAAGCTCACCGGCAAAGCCGCGATCTACTTCGCGCAAGTTCTTTCAGCTTAACACTGGCGGCCCTGTGCCGCCTTTTTTCATGGAGACTACATGGCTGCTCGCAAAACTAAAAACGCCGATCTTGAAAAGCTGGATGCAGCTAACCTAGAAAAAGTAATCTCACTCTTAGAACCAGCTGAAGGCAAGCCTATTTCTAAAAAGGATGCCTGCGCAATGCTTTGCATTGCGTACAACACCACACGCCTGGGCACTTTGATTGAAAAGTACAAAGAAAAGAAAGCAGCCACCCAAGCCCGACGTGCTGCTCTGCGCGGCAAGCCTGCTACTCAAGCAGAAATTCAGTTCATTATCTCCAGCTACCTAGAAGGTGAAACTGTGTCAGGGCTTGCAGAGCGCAGCTATCGCAGTGTGGGTTTCATCAATCAAATCCTAGAGCAGCATGCGGTTCCGCTGCGCGCGAAAGCGCATGACTACTTCCGTCCTGAGCTAATTCCAGAAGCAGCAATGCAAGATCGTTTTAAGCTAGAAGAAGTAGTGTACTCTGCACGTTACGACTCTGTGGCCAAAATCAAGTCAGAGCTGTTTCAGAATTCGCAGTGGGTGTACTGCGTGTGGCTTATGAGTGATCGCTGGCAGCAGTTTGCTTATCAGGAAGCTGCTGAACTGGCCAGTCTTGAGCATCTACGTAAACTGGGGGTAACAATTTGACTAGCACTTGGAAACCAGGCGATCCGCCTTCTGAACTAGAACTGCTGCGTGCAGAAGTAAAGCGGCTTCAGCGTGTGGTAGAAGGTCTGGAAAAACAGCGCAGTGATGAAGGCTGGCGTACCAACCCAGATCGCCAGGGCGGCGGCGGTTGGACACCAGAAGAACTAGATCAGTACCGTTGGAAGTAAAATTCTAACCTGCGCCAAACTCACAAATAAAAGGAGAACAAAATCAGTGATGCCCTTTACGAAAAGACCATCTTTGAAAACGAAGAAAAAGGCTTTCAGTACCGTTTAACTGTATCAGAGTTCCGCGGAGTACAGTACGTGCATGTGCGCAAGTATTTTTTGAGTTATGAAGGCGAGTACGTGCCCACGAAAGAAGGCGCTTCGATTCCAGCCACAATTCAAAACATCTTTGCACTCTTAGACGGTTTAATCGACATTTGCAGCGCAGAAGAGTCTGTGGATGTTATCACCGAGTACTTTGGCACAAAAATTTCCAGCTTGAAACAGCGGCAATAATCGGTTATAATTCATCTATGAATAAAATTACTGAATTCTTGAACACAGCGGCCCGTCACTACTACAACGGCACACCCATCATCACAGACGCACAGTTTGATGCTCTAGCCGAGTCGGTGGGTTACGGCTCCGTGGGTGCACTGCAACACGGTGATACCCAGCGGCATTACTTTCCCATGTACTCGCTGCAAAAGTTTTATGCTGATGTAAAGGATGCAACTCCGTTATCCAACTATCCTGGTGACATCACCATGTCGCCTAAGCTAGACGGTGCAGCTGTGGAACACTTATACATCGACGGTGTGTATGCACGCAGCCTAACCCGTGGCGACGGTGTAGAAGGCCGAGACGTCACAGACAAGTTTCAGGCCACTGACTTGATTCCGAAGTCAATTCCTCAGATGGGTGTGGTGCAAATCACCGGCGAGCTGTGTGCTCCGAAAGCAGTGGAGAATGCACGCAACTACGCAGCAGGCGCACTCAACTTGGGCAGTGCGGCGGAATTCAAGACTCGTGGTGTTGAGTTCTTTGCATACGGGATTCAACCCACACTCACACCGTGGTTTGACGTAGACATGCGTACCATGCATCACTGGGGTTTCTGTACTGTTCAAGATCCCAATCTAGATCAGATCTTTCCCACAGACGGTGTTGTGTTCCGTGTAAACTCCAACCAAGACTTCGAAGCACTAGGATACACCGCAAAGCATCCTCGTGGTGCATATGCCAGAAAGGAGCGCAGTGAATGTGTTGAAACAACTCTATTGTCAGTTGAGTGGCAAGTTGGTAAGTCTGGCAAAGTCACACCTGTGGCGATTCTTGAGCCTGTGCTTGTGGGCGATGCTGTGGTATCTCGCGCTACTCTTAACAATCCTGCCTTTATTGAAACTCTAGATCTACGCATTGGCGACCGAGTAGCAGTCAGAAGGGCCGGGGAAATCATTCCTCAGATCGTACACAAGGTAGAGTAACCACAGGATCAAAAAATTGAACTTGTGCGTACACGTCTTTTAAGCTATAATTTATTCTTAAATTGATAAAGCCATTATGAAGATCGAAATACCAGTCAACTGTCCGTGCTGTGCCTATACCCTTGAGTTGGTCAACGATCAACTGTTTTGTCGCAATACCGCTTGCAGTGCTCAGCTAAATAAAAAGCTGGAGCATTTCTGTAAAGTGTTGCAGATCAAGGGTTTCGGGCCCAAGACCATTGCCAAGCTCGATCTTCAAGACTTAACTGAACTGTTCTATCTAGAGCATGATCAAGTTGTTCAGGCTTTGGGCAGTGAGAAAACAGCCGTAAAACTACTAGACGAGATTGACCGTGCACGAGGCGCTGACTTGGCAACTGTGTTGGCCAGTTTCTCAATTCCCTTAGTAGGCGAAACAGCCAGCAACAAGCTGTGTGCAGTAGTCACACACATCTCAGAAATCACAGAAGAAGCCTGCAAAACAGCAGGCTTAGGATCCAAAGTAACCAGCAATCTACTCGATTGGCTGGCTACGGAGTACCAGGAAATGAAAGAGTTCTTGCCGTTCTCTTTTAAATCCAAAAATAAACCAGTCCAAACAGCAACTGGCCCAACAGTGTGTATCACTGGCAAGCTGGCTTCTTTTAAGACTAAAGCCGAAGCTACAACAAAACTAACAACAGCTGGCTTTCTGGTAGTCGACTCAGTAACAAAAACTCTAAAATACCTGGTCGACGAACAGGGCAACAACAGCGCAAAGCGCAAAAAAGCAGACGAATACGGCGTAACTATTATTACTAATCTAAACGATTTTTTGAAAGATATTTAAATGACTGAAAAAGCAAAGAAGTGGTCCGAAGAAGCTATTAACAAGCTAACCTCAATTGTTGGCGACGAGTCTCCTGTAAGTGCTGCAACTGTAGAATCAGCTGCCGCCGCTCTGGAATTTAGCGTTCGTTCAGTAGCATCAAAGCTACGTCAAATGGACTACGAAGTTGCCTCAATGGCCAAGGAAAAGGTTAGCGCATTTACCCCTGATCAAGGTGCTGCACTAGAAGACTTTGTACTAGCCAACGAAGGTGCTTTCACTTACAAGGAAATTGCCGAACAATTTGAAAATGGCGCATTCAGTGCCAAGCAAATTCAAGGCAAGCTGCTAGCGTTAGAGCTAACTGGTGCTGTTAAGCCTGCTGAAAAGGTAGAAGCCGCACGTACTTATACCGAAGCAGAAGAAGCTACTTTTGTGAAGATGGTACAAAAGGGCAGTTTCATCGAAGACATTGCAGCTGTACTAGGCAAGACTATTGCCTCTGTACGCGGCAAGGCTCTGAGCCTAACTCGCAACGGGCAGATCGACAAGATTCCAGCTCAAAAGGAATCACATGCCAACACCGCAGTTGACGTGGTAACCTCACTAGGCGACAAGCTAGTAACCATGACCGTAGCAGAAATCGCCGCTGCTGCCGACAAGACTGAGCGCGGTATCAAGACCATGCTTACTCGCCGTGGTATCAAGGTAAGCGACTATGACGGCGCTGCCAAGAAGGCCAAGGCAGAAGCCAAGACCCAAGCAGCTTAATAAGCTGCCTACCAAGGGCACAGAGATCGTAACGGACTCTGTGCCCTTTTGCGCTGAGGAGCTCGAATGAAAGTAACAATTACCTATCGTGACAACGATAGTTTTACCGTAGAAGAAGTTGTGCGTCAAGCTGTTCACAACTACGGTAAGTCTGCGCATATAGAAGTTATGCCAGAGTCAACTCAAGCGTACGACCTGATCTATTTTGGGCTACAGCAGTTGATGACACACGAACAGCTTGGTTTGATTTACAACAGCGGCGATTCCTATCAGCAAGACCTAAAACGCTTGCGTAGCGACATCTTATATAAACTAGAAGAAATAGTTGATCAAGTAATTATTGATACAGAGTCTAAGGTGGCGTAATGGATACTAGTGCTATTGTACTTAACAAGCTGCTACAAGAGCGTAATCTTGATCTATGGGCCAAGCTCAAGCTTGTGTTCCTAGACCCAGCTTTTTCAAGTCTATATAGCGCAGTTAGCAAGTATTACGATACCTACAGTAATATTCCTTCGTTTGATGAACTAGAGTTGACCCTGCGTGAAGGCCCTGCCTTGCGCACACTGGCAACTCTAAAATTAGCAGATAATGATGATATATCTAGTGAGGTAGCCCTAGCTGCTCTTATAGATCAATATACTCAAAATGAAGCAGTGCGGCTGTTGGATAAGTTTATCGACAAGCTGCCTCTATTCGACAGCACAGAAGTAAAAGAAAATTTAGCAAGCATTGTTCTGACTCTAGACGAGAAAACTCTCACCACAGAGGGTGTTTACAACATGGCAGACATTATGTTGTTTCAGAACGCAGAAGAACTGGCTCGCGAGCGCGTACATCTAGGATTCAACAATACTTTTGACGCCACACTAGCTGGTGTTGCCCGTCAAGAGCTGATCCTAGTAGGCGGCAAACGTGGTAGTGGAAAGTCAATTGTTTCCAGCAATATTCTGGTAAACCAGTACGAAACCGGCAACACTGCTGCGTACTTTACAATTGAAATGATTGCACAAGAAACTCTGCAACGTAACATGAGTATCTTGGCCAAAGTACCACATCAAAACATCAAGCAAAATAAGTTGCTGGATGACGAACTGCTACGCTTAGTACAATGCAGAGCAGAAATGTTCGTAGATTCCCATGACTTAGTTGAGGAATTTAAGCGTACACGAGACAAGTTCAAGTTTGAGCACCGGTTAGTCAGGGAAAAGAAACTAAAACCAGACAATCAAATGATCATCATTGATGATCGTGCTCTGACCCTAACTAGCTTGGACTTGCACTTAGGCAAAATCAAATCGAAGTTTGGAGATAAGTTCACTGTGGCAGTTGTAGACTACATGAACCAGATTGTTGTAGAAGGTTCGAGTCAGTTTGACTGGCAGCCACAGATCATTATTTCTAAAAAGCTAAAAGAACTGGCGCGAAAGTACGACATTGTGATGATCTCTCCGTATCAGATTGATGCCACAGGCGAAGCACGCTTTGCCAAAGGCATCTTGGATGCTGCTGACATTGCCCTGGTAATGGAAGCGCATGACAAAGAAAAGGGCGCTATGACATTTTCAACCACTAAAATTCGTGGCGGCCGAGAAATGACATTTACCAGTCCAATTGACTGGGATTCACTGCGAATCAGTCCACAAAGCATCGAACAACCAGAAGCCAAAGAAACCATCAAAAAGCACAAAAAGTCTAAACCAGGTTCTGAGCCTGAACCAGATTCAAGTGCTGACTTACCCTGGAACGCATAAGCATGAGTGATTCTATTCCACTAAGACGACTGCTGGCCAAACAGCATTCTCACAGAGATTGGGGTCTTTCGTTTGTAACGCTTTATACAGACGACGGCGAACTGCAGTGTCCTGTGTGTGGCTGTGACTTTTTACGTGACTCAGTAACCATGTTGGACAGAAAAATCACAGTGTTTAATTTAAAAAAGTTGCAGGAAACAGACAGCAATGCGAATTAATCTTACAGAATTTTTTACAAGCTATAATCCAGCTTGGGATAACTACGAAATACATTCTAGAAAAAATACTGATGGTGTGTTACAGTATGCTTCATCTATTTGTTATATAAACAAAGTAGCAGGAACTATAAGTATGCCGCATATGCAGCTAACCTCGGAAGAGGCTCAAAACTTGCTGCAGTCATTATGGGATACAGGTATTCGCCCCAAACAAGAGGGCACTTTGGGACAGCTAGCTGCGGTAAACTATCACCTAGAAGACATGCGTAAACTGGTATTTAACAAAGACAAATAATTGTGACCAATCACGTTCTAGACTTAATTAACAAGCAAGGATTACGCTACACAGAATCCAGCAAAGATTACGTAATTCAGTGTTTAAATCCCGAACACAAGGATGCCAATCCTAGTTTTCGGGTAGACAAATTGACTGGCATGACCCATTGTTTTTCATGTGGGTACAAAGTCAACATCTTCAAGCACTTTGGAGTTGTGGGCAATCACACTTCAATTCAAGTAGCCAAGCTAAAGCAAAAACTAAAAGACTTGCACATCAACTTCATGGGTGTTGAGTTTCCGCACGAACAGGTGCCTATTACAAAACCATTTCGCGGAATCTCGTTAAAAACACTGCGTGAATTTGGAGCTTTCTACACACACGGCTCAGAAGCCTTGCAGGATAGAATTTTCTTTCCAATACGTGATGTTTCAAACCGTGTCATAGTATTTGTGGGCCGGCACATGATGAGTCAAGGTAACCCACGATATTTAAACTATCCTCGTGGCGTTACCATGCCTATTTTTCCAGAAGTGTTTAAACAACGGTATACCTCAGCTGTGCTGGTAGAAGGCATCTTTGACATGCTGAACTTGTACGACAAGGGTTTAGAGAATGTGTGTTGCACGTTCGGAACAAATACTCTACACAAAGATACGGCCATGAAACTGCTGGCTTTAAAATCACAAGGCGTACACAAAATCTACATATGTTATGACGGTGACGACGCAGGCAAGCAAGCAGCTGACAAGCTGTTGCCTCTCATAGAAGAATGTGGTTTTTCAGCAGAAAAGATCACACTAGAAGACGGCACAGATCCAGGCGACTTGTCACAGGAATATGTAGACAGCATAAGAGAGTACATAAATGAACCACGATAAACAGCTGGTAGCAGAATTGGCTAAAGCAGAAATGCTCAGACTTTGGACAGACGTCGAAGTCCTAAACAAGCGCATTGATTATCAGCGCAGGTTGCTGGACACACATTGCCAACATGTTTCAGAGTCAGTACGCTCAAAATATCACCCTGGTGGATATGACCATGTTTCTGAGATCCACATAACTCACACTTGCGATTTGTGTGGAAAACTGTTAAAATCATATTCAGATCCACATCATAGAGGAACCTATGCGTAAGATAGCAATTATCGACAAACAACCAAGCCGAAACGACTACTCACAGTATTTTGACTTTGAGTTTGAGCAGTTCCACATGAGTTCTGTGCCAGTGCCAAAACTGCTCAAAAAAGACGTAGACTTAGACATTGACACAGACTTGTATGACCTAGTAATCCTGGTAGGTTCAGAGGCTGCCAAAGAGTATGCTAAGATTTCGTCTGTGACCAACTACGCAGGTTTGTTGGTCCGAGACAAGTTTGTGTGCATTTCTAACCCTGCAATGCTTATCTTCAAGCCTGAAGGCAAGCCAGACTTTCAACGTGCAGTAGACAAGATCAAAAAGATTGTAGCAGGCACAACCACTAACTCTGCGCAAATCGGAGATTTTCAGGGCATCACAAACAGTGATGAAGCTCTACAATTTCTGATGGAAGTCTACAACAGTGGCGCTCCGTGGATTGCCTTAGACACAGAAACTACCGCACTTTATCCACGTGATGGTTATGTGCTGGGGCTGAGTATCAGCTACAAAAAGAAGCACGGCAGATACATCTTAACCGATGTTCTAGACGAGATTCACCTAGACGTCTTGCAAGAGATCCTGAACATCTACCCTGTGATCTTTCACAACATGAAGTTCGACTACAAGATGATTCACTATCATCTAGGCTTGAAATTCAATCGTGACCAAGTACATGATACCATGGTCATGCACTATGTGCTGGACGAGCTGGACTCACATGGTTTGAAACCTCTGGCTCTCAAGTACACAGACTACGGTGACTACGACTCAGAGCTGGACGAGTTCAAGAAAGCTTACTGCACACGCACTGGTTTGAGCAACGACGATTTTACATACGACCTGATTCCATTTGACATCATGTCTAAGTATGCTTCAATCGACACTGCTGTTACCTTGGAGCTATTCGAGAAATTTTACCCAATCGTACAAGCCAACAAAAAGCTGAAATGGGTATATGACAATCTCTTAGTACGCGGTACCTTGTTCTTGATGGACATGGAAGAAGTAGGCATTCCAATCTGTTCACAACGCATGTCGGCAGCAGGCAAGTACTTGGACAAGTGGATCATGGAAGCCAAGGAAGAAGTCTATGCTTTTGATGCAGTTAAAAAGTACGAAGCAGACTCAGGCAAGATATTTAATCCCAACTCAGTTCAGCAGCTACGTACTGTGCTGTTTGACTATGTGGGACTTACACCTACTGGTAAACTAACTAAAACAGGTGCGCTGTCAACAGACGCAGAAGTCTTAGAAGAACTCTCAGAGCAACACCCACTGCCTCAAGCGATCCTAAAAGTACGGCAACTGGGTAAAATCCAAAATACCTATGTTTCAAAAATCTTACCGGAACTAGACAAAGATGGAAGAATTCGTACAAACTTTAATCTTATTTTTACCACATCAGGGCGTTTATCTTCAAGCGGCAAGTTTAATGCTCAGCAGATTCCGCGTGATGACCCAATTATCAAAGGATGTATTCGTGCTCCCAGTGGATATAAAGTAGTATCGCAAGATTTGGCAACCGCAGAAATGTATTACGCTGCGGTATTATCAGGTGACAAGAATCTACAAGCTGTATTCTCCAGTGGCGGTGACTTTCACAGCACAATTGCAAAGATGGTGTTTGACCTGCCTTGCGCAGTAGAAGACGTTAAAAAGCTGTTTGGCTCAATGCGCCAAAGTGCAAAAGCAATCAGTTTCGGAATTTTGTATGGATCAGGCCCACAGAAAGTATCGGACACAGTTACCAAAGCAACTGGAGAGTATTACGGCATTGACCGAGCAAAAGACGACATTAAAGCGTACTTTACCAAGTTCAAGCGTCTAAAGCAGTGGCTTGACACACGCAAAACGTTCATTGAAACCAACGGATACACCTACAGTTTCTTTGGACGCAAACGCAGACTGCCCAACGTGTTTTCAGCAGACAAAGGCATTGCAGCTCACGAAGTACGCTCAGGCATCAACGCAGAAGTGCAGAGCTTGGCTTCAGACGTTAACTTGCTCGCAGCCATGAACACAGCAGATCAAATCGAGCGAGAAGACTTAGATGCCCGAATCTTCATGCTTGTACATGACTCAATTGTTGCCTTAGTACGCGAAGATCAGGTTGAGCAATACTGTCGATTATTGAAAGCAAACACTCAACGTGATTGGGGCTGCTCAATCCCTGGCGCTCCAATCGGAGTAGACCAAGACATAGGCGACGACTACAGTTTTGGGCACTTTGATGAACGCTACCACATCCAAGATGAAATGTTGGTAAAGCAGAATGGCTGAGCTTGGTTTTGGAAACATTTCGTTTCCGGTATTTCGTGTAGGTGTCAAAGAACCTCAGCATGATTCAGGCGTAAGCTTCTACTTGCTGGGAGCCGACACCACAGAAACCACAGCAGAGTACAAACTGCTGGTCATAGACGATAAAAATCGCCCAGAGCCCAGCTTGCCCTTGCGCAGACTGGCTTTAAAAGCCGAAGGTGTTGAGCTGTACAGCTTAACTAAAAGCATATTTTTTATCGGTGACTTGATAAAATTAGCTAAAGCCAACACTTGGTTTGTGGACCGTGAAGGCCAGTTTTTTCAGTACAAAAAGTCACAGCGAGTGCCCTTAGTATTCCGTCGACTAAAATCAGTAACACGATTGCCCAGCGGTGGTGCTCTCATAGAGGTCACAGGGTTTGCCCAACGATTTAAAACCTTGTTCATGCCAGAACCAGAACAGACCCACGCAGGCCTATTACTAATACAAAAATCAGTGGTCTTGTACGGACTATACGACCAACACTACGATGACACCATACGAGCCGTATGACAGAACCTCAAAAAGTTATCATCAGCAACCGGATTTACTTTAAACCCCCAGACTTGAAAGAACTAGTTAAGTCATTAACTTACCGTATCGAGTCTAAGTCGGGTCAAAAAGGAAAATTCAAGAACATCGAGATCATAAAAAACTACAAGATACTACCCCAAGGAGTAGTTTCTGTGCCACAGGGCAGACATGACTTGATTCCTGAAGACGCTGTGGTAGTAGACAAACGCGTGCTGAATCCAGTTCCGTTTCCTGTACCCAAACTGCCCCTTAGACCGGGACAGCAAGATGTATATGATCAAGTCACAGACAGTTGTTTTATCAACGCTTTAGTAGGCTGGGGAAAATCATACACAGCACTACACATTGCACGCAAGCTGGGTCAAAAAACCTTGGTAGTCACACACACTGCAATGCTGCGCGATCAATGGTGTGATGATGTGCGGGCCTTATACGGCATGGAACCTGGCATAATAGGCTCGGGTCAATTCGACATTGAAGATCGTGCCATTGTTGTCGGCAACGTACAAACTGTTACTAAGTTGATGCCGCAGTTGTGCAAAGAGTTTGGCACTGTGATCTTAGACGAAGCACATCACGTGCCTGCTAACACCTTTGCCAGTGTGATTGACGGCATGTATTCACGGTACAAGATTGCACTATCAGGAACCATGCTGCGCACAGACGGCAAGCACGTTATCTTCCGCGACTACTTTGGTGACCAAGTCTACCGTCCACCTCAGTCGCATACACTGGATCCTGTAATCAAGATTGTGCCTACTGGCATTCACCTGCCTACAGGAGAAGCTTGGGCTAAAAAGATAAATACCTTGTTGTATGATGAAGACTACCAGCAGTTTGTAGCCTCAATGATTCAAACGCAGATACGTAAAGGGCATGTGGTATTGGTGGTGGCTAGCAGAGTAGAGTTTTTAACTAAAATAAAGGAACACATCGGTGAAAGTTGCATACTTATTACAGGGGAAACAGACTACGATGAACGCAAAGCGCTCATTGCCAGAGTCGAGGCCGGTGAAGCTTTGTGCGTTGCTGGCAGCAAACAAATCTTCTCAGAAGGTATTTCCATAAACTGTTTGAGTTGCGTAGTGTTACCTGAACCTAGTTCAAATCCCATAACACTGGAACAAATCATCGGACGTGTAATGCGGCTATCGGAAGGCAAACTCGACCCTGTGGTCTTAGACATGAACTTCAGTAGTCCTGCAGAACGCAAACAAAATACAGCTAGACTAGCATTTTATGCCTCAAAAGGCTGGAAAGTAGAAAAACTATGATGGAATATTACAACCTAATTAAAAACTTCGCATTCACAGGTGATGTAGGCGTGTGGACCTACTGGATCCCACTCGTACTATGTGCCGTTGGTTATACCATACGCACCATAAAACAAATTCAACACATCAAAGCCTACGAACTAGGTGAAAATGTGCGATATGTGCAGGACTTGACTGTGGGCACAGTATTATGGCGTGTAGTGTTAACCGTGACTCCCATAGTCAACGTGTTGGCGCTCAGCTTTTCACTTGGCTTTGACATGCTGGGCTGGATGTGGAAGTGGATTGAGAACATCCTAGATATTAAACTTGTATCAAAAAAGTAAACTTGACCTTGATCCTTGATTAGTTTATAATATATATTCAGTCAAGGATCATGTTGCGCAAAACCACGCAACACAGTCTCAACAGTAAAACGTGGGTTGCTGAAATCCACGCTTGCGCACACAGAGCAACAATGATATAATAGTTGCTCAAAAGGGTTTTTATGGCTTTGTTTTTCAATTTAGAAAATCTAGAGAAAGAGGCAGGCCGTGATCCTGTGAAATTTGTAGCTTTACTAAACTATCACTACAAAGGTAACTTGCCAAAGAACCGGTACGCAAAGTACAAACCAAGCAAATTACCCCTAACTGGATATAGTTTTATACTTAATCCTGGACCAGTGTTTCATCTAGACAACTATGATGTGAACTACGTAGTTCAATACATTAAACTATGCGCACTGCGCGACTATGCTCACTACAAGTTTCACGGCGTACGATACCTAGATACCACATTCTTTCCAGACTTAAATATAGATAAAATTAAATCTAATCCACTGCTAACAATAGCAAACAAACAAATCAATTTTAAATACGAGGACTTATAATATGGCTTTAGCATTCACCTCAACCAAGGGCAAGGCAGGCAGCAACAAGGTAGACGCATTCGAGTACAAAGACGGCGAAAACGTCGTGCGTTTATTTGGCGGAGTTCTTCCCCGCTATGTTTACTGGCTAAAGGGTACCAACGGCAAAGATATTCCTGTTGAGTGTTTGGCCTTTGATCGTGAAAAGGAAAAGTTCAACAACCTTGAACATGACCATGTGCCTGAGTACTTTCCAGACAAGAAGTGCTCATGGGCTTACTCAATCAATTGCATTGACGTAAAGAACAACAAAGTAGTTGCGCTGAACTTAAAGAAGAAACTGTTTGAACAGATTATTTCTCTTGCAGGCGACTTAGAAGCAGATCCAACCGATCCTGATGAAGGTTGGGATGTTGTGTTCAAGCGTCAAAAGACCGGGCCGTTGCCTTTCAACGTAGAGTACACTCTTTCACAGATCAAGAGCAAGAAGCGCAAGCTCAGTGCTGAAGAACGCGAAATGATTGCACAGGCCAAGGATATTGATTCAAAGTTCCCTCGTCCTACCGCTGATGAAGTCAAGGCCAATCTAGACAAGATTCTAGCTGGCGGTGGTTCAGATGAAGAAGAAGCAGGCACTGACGGCGAAGCCGTTAAGGATCTAGGTTAATAAAAAAAGCCCCTAAAGCTTGTAGTTTTAGGGGCTTTTCCAACTTCTATGAAAACAAAAGATTTAATCAAACAACTCCAGGATATGGTTGACGCCCATGAAGAACATATTCCTGTAATGGGCGAACATGAGATAATGATTGATGTATGGGAATTGGTAGACCTAGCCGCGCACAGGTTTGAATACAGGGGCTTTAGTCCTAATATTCAAATTACATACAGCTCAGACGGAGTATACCCGCTCCTAGCAGCCAAGGAGTCGTGGTAATGCGAATACTAGCCTCAGCCGACTGGCACATCAAGCTGGGTCAAAAGAATGTGCCTGTGCCGTGGGCTAAAGCACGATTTCGTGAAATGTTCAGCCAACTGCACAATATATCTCCACAGGCGGATATTCACATCATCATGGGTGATGTATTTGACAAGTTGCCCTCAATGGAAGAACTAGAGCTGTACTTTGAGTTTGTTGCCGAAGCAGAGATCCCAACTTATATCTTTGACGGCAATCACGAAGCCTTAAAGAAGGGTAGTACCTTTTTAAGCAACTTAAAGCAGGTTACTCAGCGAATCAATCCCATGGTAACAGTCATCGACGACTATTACAGCATTCACGGCATTGACTTTATTCCGTATTGCAGACTAAAAGAATTTGCAAATGGCAAGCACCCTGAATTTACAAACCCGATTTGCGTCAGCCACTTTCGCGCTGAAATCCCTCCGCATGTTAAGCCTGAAATCGATTTGCAACTATTTGATCGTTGGTCGGTGGTCATGGCGGGTGATCTGCACAGTTACGATAATTGTCAACGTAATATTTTGTATCCAGGGTCCCCTGTCACCACTAGCTTCCATCGCCAGCGGGTCGATACAGGTGTTATTCTACTGGACACTACTACGCTTAGTCATCGGTGGATCAAACTAGAACTGCCACAGCTGATCCGAAAAACCATTCATGCAGGTGAGCCTACTCCTGCCACAATCTACGATCACACAATCTACGAGATTGAAGGTGATATGTCGGAGCTGAGTTCGGTAGAAGACAGCGACCTAATCGACAAAAAGGTAGTGCGCAGAGAAACTGACACTACCTTGATCCTAGAACCTGACATGACTTTAACACAAGAAGTAGACGAGTACCTCAGGTATGTGTTACAACTCGGTGACGACACCGTGGAACAAGTTTTAAAGGAATTAAATAATTATGCAAGCCAACTTGAATAGTGCCATTGTGTACAGCCAAGACAATTGCCAAGGGTGCGAAACTGCCAAAGCCTTGCTGCGCCAATATAATTTCAACGTCGAAGAACGCAAACTTGCCCAAACAGGTCCTTGGACTAAAAAGACTCTACAAGAGCACTTGCCTGGTGTGCGGTCAGTTCCACAAATCGTAATCGGCGACAAGCACGTTGGTGGTTTAGCAGAGCTGCAAAAAGCCTTGCAAAGTGGTTTGCTGGAAATGGATTGGTAACATGATCGTATTAGGAAAAATGCGATGGGGTAATTTGTTTAGTTATGGTGATGACAATGAGCTAGACTTTTCCAGCAGTCCGCTTACTCAGATTTTGGGTGCTAACGGACATGGTAAGTCTAGCATAGCCTTAATCCTAGAAGAGTGTTTGTACAACAAAAACTCAAAAGGAATTAAGAAAGCAGACATTTTAAATCGTAACTCCACAGCAAAGAACTACTGGATCGAGCTACAATTCAACCGTGATTTAGACAGCTATGTGATTAAAACCACTCGCGGCAGTACACAGACTGTAAAGCTGTTGAAAAATGGTGAAGACCAAAGTTCACACACTGCTACTGCTACATACAAAACCATTGAACAAATCATTGGTTACGATCACAAAACTTTTGCACAGATCGTGTATCAAAGCAGTGCTGCTAGCTTGGAGTTTTTAACTGCCACAGACTCCAATCGCAAGAAGTTTTTGATTGACTTGCTGAATTTGTCGAAGTATGTTGAAGCCTTAGAAATCTTCAAAGCTGCCTCAAAAGACATTGCAGAGCGTGTTACAATTGTGTCCACTAAAGTTTCCAGCAATGAAACCTGGCTTAAAAAGTACAGCAGCACTGACTTAGACTTAGTGGAAATTCAATCTGTTCCAGAAACACCCACACACTTAGTGCAAGAAGTTTCTGATTTAACTGCACAGATCACCAACATTGATCAAGCCAACAAAAAGATTGTACAAAATAACACGTACAAAGAACTTTTATTAGGCGTAAAGTTAGATACTTCTGTGAAGAAGCCTGATGCAAATCTAGAAGAACTAAAAACTCACAAGATCGAGCTGGCACAAACTGCTAAAAATGCAGAGACTTTTGTAAGCCGAATGCGTAAGCTGGGCAGCCGTTGTGTTACTTGTGAACAAAACATTGACAAAGAAAAAGTCAACGAAATTGTTGAAACACACACCAGCATCTACAAAACTGCCACACAACAAGTCACAGAACTCACCAAAGCCATCACACAAGCTCAAGCAGAAAAGAAAGCGTGGGATGACCAAGTAACGGCAAAAGAGCAGTACGAAGAATATCACAGTTTGTATGATCCCAGCTTAAATACTCAGGTACTAGACAAGCAGGAACTAGAAGCGTTAATCAAACGTAATAATCTGGCCATAGAACAAGTAAACAAGCAGATTAAAACTATTACTGCTGCAAACACGCAAGCAGCAGCGCACAATGCCAGAGTAGAAGTAATAAAAAGTCAACTTCTAGAAATGAGTGCGGAACTTGAGCTGTACAAAGCAGAGCTAGAAACACACACTCAAAAACTGGGCGTTATGCAAGTTCTGGTAAAAACTTTCAGCAGCACAGGTTTAGTAGCCTACAAGATCGAGTGTTTAATCAAAGATCTAGAAGAACAAACTAACCGGTACTTAAACGAGTTGTCGTCAGGTAGATTTCAGCTCAGCTTTCGCATTGCAGCAAGCGACAAGCTAAATGTTGTGATCACAGACGGCGATCGTGACATTGACATTCTGGCTTTGAGCAGCGGTGAACGTGCACGAGTAAATGTGTCTGCGTTACTAGGCATTCGCAGACTAATGCAGAGTTTAAGTAATAGTCGGATCAATCTGCTAATCTTAGACGAAACAATTGAAAATCTAGATCGTGAAGGCAAAGAAAAGCTGGTAGAAGTGTTACTAGCAGAAGATCATTTAAACACCTTTGTTATCTCGCATGGTTTCGAGCATCCGTTACTTGAAAAGATTCACGTAGTAAAAACAAAGAATATTTCAAGGATTGAATAATGGTAGATATATGTTACTTATACATAATTAGACATAAAGTCAAGCCTATAGTTTATATAGGCTTGAGTAATAATACTAACACAAGATTTAGAGAACATAAAAATAGTAGTAGCAATAGTTTATTAAGATCTTACATAAGTGAATATGGTGCAGACGCATTTACTTATACTGTACTGACATCAGATACACGAAGTAGCATCGAAGAATTAGAAGAATTAGTAATTACGGAAGCTAAACTACTAAATAGACTTATTGTATGTAATAAATTAATAGGCAGTGTAAATATAGGGGATAGTTGTCAGAAGGGTTCACAACATTGGAATGCAGGTCTGTGTGAACAAGATGTACAAGATATTAGAAGTATATATGCTCAAGGGGGAATAACACAGAAACAAATAGGTGAAATATATAATTTATCTAATAAAGTTATTTCTAAAATTACATCGGGCGATCGCTGGGCACATGTAGAAGCTCCTATAAGCACTAATTTACGAACTAATAAAGTAGCTAATAGACGTAAAATATCTGATACACAAGTAGAGGAATTACGTAATATAGCGCAAGAGCAGGCCAAATTAGGTATTTTAAACATGGAGACTTTAGCTCAGAAATATAAGGTAGCTAGAGGTAGTATTCGTTTAATATTGAACGGTACTAGCTATCCTAATTTAAAAGGTCCGATTAGAGGAGTAGACTATTAATGGGTACTAATCCTAGCAAAGATAAAGGCAGTCGTGCTGAAACTTTAGTAAAAGAGGTTTTACGTAAAGCTACTGGATTACCTTTTGAGAGAACCCCGCTATCTGGAGCTTTAGATGCTAAACACGGTTTAAAATCTGATGTTTATGTGCCTAAAGAAAAGAATCTATTTTCTATAGAAGTTAAACATTATAGTTCTACCTACTTAGACTATTCAGTACTTACTAGTAATAATTCTACTTTACTAACTTGGTGGGAGCAGAGTAAAAGGGAAGCTTTTCAAAATGGTAATAAACCTTTACTCATATATAAGCATGATAGGTCAAAAATATTTGTTGCGTTTGAAGAAGAACCTAAAAATTTAGACGCATATAGATGGATTTTGATCAATCATGAAAAAGGTATTTTTTATACTTCTTTATTGGATGATTGGTTAAAACACGAACAACCAAAATTTATTGCTTGAAATACAGGGCCTACTCTGCTATAATAATCAATTAAACATCATATAAACATGGCTAAAACATTTCAAACAATGAGCGAGCTTGATCCCCAAGTCTTAATGATCGTGGACAGCCTCAACTTGGCATTCCGCTACAAGCACTCAGGTGCCTTAGACTTTGTAGACGACTATCGCCGCACAGTTGACAGCCTGCGCAAATCGTATAATGCAGGCAAAGTAGTAATGGCTTGTGATTCTGGTGCCAGCAAGTACCGCAAAGAATTGTATCCCTTATACAAACAGAATCGCAAAGACAAGCAAGATCTGCAAACCCCCGAAGAAGAAGCTGAATTTCAACTTTTCTTTGAAGAATTTAACAGAACCATGGAGACTTATAACACAGGGTCATATCCCTTGTTTAGGTTTCCAGGCGTTGAGGCCGACGACGTGGCCAGTTATATCGTAAAAACTCGTCGACACTACCCCATTGATAAAATTATTTTAATTTCCAGCGACCGAGATTATGACCTGCTGGTCTCTGAACACGTAATGCGGTTCAGTTACGTAACACGCAAGGAAACAACACTTGATAACTGGAGCACTCACTATGACTGTGATCCAGAGGAATATATTTCTATTAAATGCTTGCAGGGTGACTCAGGCGACAATGTACCAGGAGTACCAGGAATTGGACCCAAACGAGCCGCAGAACTGGTCAAAAAGTACGGTAGTACTTATGACATTATTGCCAGTATGCCTATCTCTGGCAAGTATAAGTATATTGATAATTTAAACCAGTTTGGTAGTGAAGCACTGATGCTGAACTACAAACTAATGGATTTACTAGAGTTCTGTGATGAAGCCGTTGGCTCACAGAACTGCAAAAAGATTGATGATGTTTTGAAAGAGTATTTAAATGGTAAATGAATTACAAGTGCGCTTGGAGCGCTCAGAGCTAGAGCCTACACGAGCTAATCCCACAGATGCAGGGCTAGACTTGCGTAGTAAAAATACAGTACACTTAGAAGTGGGAAAACGTACTCTGGTTGGCACAGGAGTACAAGTTAAGATTCCAACAGGATACGTAGGATTACTGGTACCTCGCAGCTCTTTGAGCAAACGCGACATTGCCATGACTAACAGTGTTGGCATCATTGACTCAGACTACCGTGGTGAAATCATGGCTAGTTTAGTGTATTGGGGCACAGAAGCTACAGGTACAATTGAACAAAATGAACGTATTGTTCAGCTAGTTGTTGTACCCATTGCATTGCCAGACGTACTGGTACGGCGTCAAGACGATGAAACATGGAACGACACCCAACGCGGTGTTGGTGGATTTGGAAGCACAGGGAAACTATAATGAACGATAAACAAGCACTATCAGATATTACCGTATTTAACAAATACGCCAGATTCAATCATGACCACAATCGGCGTGAAAACTGGACTGAGATTGTAACTCGCAACTCAGACATGCACAAAGCCAAGTATCCTCACATGGCTCAGCAAATCGACAAGATCTACAACAAGTTTGTGCACACCAAGCGCGTGTTGCCCTCAATGCGCTCGCTGCAGTTTGGTGGACGTCCGATTTTGATGGCCGAAAATCGCATCTTCAACTGTGCCTACGCGCCTGCAGAGTCAACCAAGTTTTTCAGTGAACTGATGTTCCTGTTACTAGGCGGCACAGGCATGGGTTATTCTGTACAGCGCAGACACGTAGGCAAACTGCCTAAAGTAAAAACTCCTGAGTCAGACGAAGAATACAAGTATCAGGTACAAGATTCAATTGTAGGCTGGAGCGATGCGGTTAAAGTTGTGTGCAAAGCATTCTTTAATGCTGGTACACTGCCCATATTCGACTACCGCGATATTCGTGAAAAAGGCGCTGAATTAATCACAACAGGCGGTCAAGCTCCAGGACCAGAACCACTGCGCATTTGTATTGAACGTTTAACAGTTATCCTGCGTGCAGCTGTGGGCCGCAAATTGGAGCCTGTGGAAGTACACGACATGGCCTGCGTGATTGCAGATGCTGTGCTGGCCGGTGGTATTAGACGTGCTGCCATGATTTGCCTTTTCGATCGTGATGATGAAATGATGCTTACCTGCAAAGCCGGTGAGTGGTGGATCACACATCCTGCTCGTGCTCGTGCAAACAATTCAGCTGTGCTGCCTCGCGGTGAAGTTTCAGAGCAAGAGTTCGCAGACTTGATGACCAGAATCAAAGAATCTGGCTGTGGTGAGCCTGGTGTGTACTGGACCAACAACAAAGACTGGGGTACCAATCCTTGTGTGGAAATTGCACTGCGTCCTTATCAGATGTGTAATTTGACCGAAATCAACGCAGATGCAACACGTACACAACGTGACTTAAATGAAGCAGCAGCAGCCGCAGCGTTTATTGGCACACTGCAAGCAGGTTACACAGATTTCCATTACCTGAATCCCAAGTGGAAGCTGGCTTGTGAAAAGGACGCGCTCTTAGGCGTTTCAATGACCGGCATTGCCAGTGGCTTTGTGGAAAAGCTAGACATGACTTGGGCAGCTGAGTGTGTAAAAGAAACTAATCAAGACATTGCCCAACAAATTGGCATCAATCCTGCAGCACGTACCACTTGCGTTAAGCCAGCTGGTACTACTAGCCTAGTACTAGGAACCAGTTCAGGTATTCACGCTTGGCATGCTGATTTTTACATTCGCCGTATGCGTGCAGGTAAGGATGAAGCTCTGGCTCAGTACTTGATGAAGGCTGCTCCTGGACTGGTAGAACAAGATGTAATGGTTCCACATCAAGTTGTACTCAGCTTCCCTCAGCGTGCTCCCCAAGGTGCTAAAGTACGCACAGAGTCAATGCGGAGTTTACTTGATCGTGTAAAGAATGTAAGTCAAAACTGGGTTGCTCCAGGACACAACAATGGTGTTAACCAACACAATGTATCGTGTACTATTTCTGTGCTGGACAATGAGTGGCCTGAGCTAGGCGCATGGATGTGGCAGAATCGTGACCACTACAATGGTATCTCTGTGCTGCCTTACTTTGGTGCTGCTGCTTATCCTCAGCTGCCTTTTGAAGATATTACTGAACAGCAATACTTGGAAATGCTTCCACTCTTAGAATCTGTGGACATTTCAAAGGTATTTGAATCGGACGGCAATCAAGTTGACTTGGCTGCTGAATTAGCTTGTGCTGGTGGAGCTTGTGAGATCGTATGATGCAACCATATCAACAACGCGTAGTTCAAGAACATGACGAACTTTATGTTCGGTGGGTTCGTCTAGGCAAGTTCTTGGGTGATGCCACGCAAGAACAAGTAGATGAAATGGGTATTGAAGAATACCGACGTTTAAGCATGCAGTACACTATTATGGGACAGTATTGTTCCATACTAGCTGAACGTATTGATAATTTCAAGTAAAAGAAAAGCCCCTTAACTGTACTGGTTAAGGGGCTTTTTACTGCTTACTTGACGTGTTCTTTTACATAAGTTACAAATTCTTCAGCTAACATAGACAGTGAAGTCTTTCCTTGTTCGCTACGTAAAAAGTCGTTTACTTTGTTTAAGTTCATAGACAAGCAAACTTGCTGATCTACAGTTAAGGCTTGCCCAAAAGAAACATACGTATCAAACTTCTGAAGAGCACTTAGCACGGCAACTGGATTGCTGCGAACAGCATGTACCAGCATTTCGGGAGTGATAACTTTTAATAGATCAGCGAGCATATTACTGGTTTACGCGAGTGTTAGCAGCAGTTTGTGAGTTACCTGACACAGTACCAGAGCCGATGTTTAGAACACCTTGTTGGATGTGTTGGTTTTGCTGGTACAGAGCTTGTAGATGAGCACCTAGCACAGCAAGTTGCTGAGCTTGTTGCTGAGCTTGTTGTTGCTGAGCTACGGCTTGAGCAGTGTTTGTGTTGCTGATGGTGATGTTACCTTCAGTGGCACGTAGACGACCTTCGTTGCGTAGTTCGGTTACTTCGTTGGCTAGATTGGTGATTAGGCGTGAATCGTTGGTTTTGTCGATTGACTGGATTAAGGCACGAGTCTTGTCACCGTCATTTGTAATAGCTTGATTTAGCAGCCATGAGCTTTGTAGAGCTTGAGTTGCTGCGTCTTTGGTAGCCAACAGATTGGCTGTACCTTGAGCTACAACTGTTGCTGCAGTGTCAGAGAATCCTTTTTGATTCATCTGAGTTTGCATGTTTAGGTTAGCCATTACTTGATCATTGACATTACGTACAATGTTACCAGTTGAAGCTGTGCTTTGTGCAATTGAATTGTTTAAGTCCATTTGAGCACCAGCTAGTGCTAGCTGAACTTGTGACTCTGCTAGGGGAATAGCTGCTTTAACATCTGCAAGTTGCGACATAATCGCAGCATTGTTAACAACTGATTCAACACCTTGTAGTGTTGCTGGCGCACCGATATCACCGCCCCCAAAACCGTCTAAGCCTCTGCGGCCTAGTAGAGCGGTGCCTAAGATACCGCCCACTAAGCCGGCCCCAAGCCCACCACCAAGTGCGCCACCCATCCCCGCGTTCGGGTTTGCAAATAAATTTACTGTTTCCATTGGATTCATGATTTTTCCTTGATTGATTTCTGTGCCAGTATAGGCACTTGGTTCACTTGCCGCAACATCCATAACTGCAGGACGTTGTGCTACTTGTAGGGTACTCGTGCTATCGCCATACTGTATAGTAACAGTAGAATCCGATTCACTAGATCCTTTAATTTCAAAATAAACAACATCGCCTGCTCTTCCATATAGTCGATCCAAAGGTTTAGCCTCTTGATCGTTGATGTATGCGTGGACTTTTGTTGTGGCAGGTTGCATACTTACCAAGATCATACCATCTGTTGGTATAGTGACCCGGTTAGTAATGCCGCCCAATGATTCTGTTAATGACCACATCGTTGTTCCTTGCTGAGAGTTATGCAGCACTCAAGTACTGTACAGTGCCTACTAAACGAGTATTGGTCTTTACGTCTGCTTGAGTTAGCTGAGTTAATGATTTTTTTGGCTCTTTTTGGAACCATAAATCACCTTGTGTACTGGTTGATATTACTGAACCAGATATATAATTAGTGTTAGTGTTCATTTCCTCAAAGTAACCGATTAACACAACACCAACGTATCCTGTGCTACTTTCAGAACTAAAAGGTAGTCCTGATAGTTTAAGAGTTGAAGCACCGCTGCCACCTACTATAGTAGTTACAGTAATGTCAAAAGTGCATGTCACCAAGTTGCCGGATTTTACATAACGAGCAGTTTTGGTGTTTAAAGAAATTACGCCTGGAGTACTAGGCGTTAACACAGGAATCCAGTTACCCACTGTGGTAGTACCACTTGCAGAAATTGTTCCTGAGCCATCCACTGAAATTCCACTGCCAACCTTAACCACACCCAGTTGTGTTGCGCTGGCAATTTCTGCGTCTAGTACCACAGGCACTATGGCATTTACAACTGGGGCAGGGGTTTGTTTTAGAGCTATGCCTGCCAAGGTAGTAGCCGTTGGTTTTGTGTAAGCCATTACACTACGTTCCAGTTAGTTCCACGGAATACGAAGGTAGCTGATGCATTTGAAGCAAAAGCAAGTACAAAACCTGCAGGGCTAGCAATACCTTCTACTGTATCTAATAGGTTGCCTACAACTGTTACATCGGCTAAGTTACCAAATTCAGATTTTACAACGTAAGAATCACCATTTGTGCCAGCTGGAAGAGTAAGAGTTACCGGAGCAACTGCAATTACACCAACGTAGTAGTCTGTGGTTAAAATAGGACCTGAAACAGCTACCAAACGTGTGGCTACTGCTGGAGTGGCAACGGCATTAATAGTTAAGGTAGGAGCAACACCAGTAATTGTAATGCCAGTGCCAGCTGTTAAACCAGTAATTACACGATTACCGGTATCAGTAACAGCACCTGTGCTGGTTACTGTTGCAAATGTTGGGTTAGCTGTTGTGGCTACGCTTTGGGGCAGGTCAATTACACCAGCCGCAACGTTGATGTTTGTGCCGACTTCTACAACACCAAAACCGGTTTTGGAAGCTAAGGGGGTATTATAAGCCATGGTTTTCCTTTAAATTACATTCCACTCTGTGCCCGTAAACACAAGAGTGATGCTAGCATAATTGACATTAATCACATAACTTGCAGCTCCATCAATGGTTGTGCTGGCTGTTACGGTGATGGGATTGGTTTGTGCATCGCCGTCTGAATCTTTTACCACAAACACAGTTCCTAACGGGCTAACAGGTAGTACGATGCTTGCTGGTGCAGCTACCGAAACTGCCAACACATAGTCTGTTGATAAAGCTGTGTAAGGTGTGGCATTTACTTGAGTAACAGGCACTATGCCTGGAGTGCCAGGCGAGCCTGTTGGTCCTGTGGGTCCGGTAGGTCCCACTATTCCAGAACCTGTTGGTCCAGTTGGTCCGGTGGGGCCAGTTGGTCCTGCTGGCCCTGTAGGGCCTTGCGGACCAGGCCCAGAACTTATAACATTTATGGTGTCGTTGCCTGGGCCTAAAAATCCAAATGGTTCAAAGGTGCCAAATCCGCCAAGACTCTGAGATTGTTGAAGTGGGCCAAGCATTTGAGTCTGCATGGGTCCTATGAACGGTGTTGGAAAAGGCATTTGAGGTTGAAACATAGGGCACCTTTGAATTTAATAATTTAGTGTAAAAAGTTTTACTCCAATTTCAATATAAGTATATTATATACTTTGTGCAAAATAAAATCAATACCAAAATTTTATGCTATAAATTTTGGACGAGAAAAAGCCCTTGTGCGCAAACACAAGGGCTTTTTTGTTAGTTGTCAAATAGAGTCAACAGTTGAGCTGCTTGATCCATTTCTTTTGCACTGTCACGGGTATTCATAATGTGGTCACGATGCTGGCGGCTCCAAGAAAATCCGCCGTCTCCGCCCCATAAATCCCAAGCTACTCGGCCTTTTGAGGGAAACCCTTCTTCGCCGGAATTAAAGCCTGTGGCTTGTTTGTCTACTTCATGGCGTGAAAAGAAACTAAACATACGCAGCACTGTTGAAGCTGACAGCGGTTCGCGATCTTTTAGCTGGTTTGCTCGTGCTAAGCCCACTAAGGTACCACCGGGCTTGCCTTCTTCTTTCCATTTCAAGGCTCTTTTTGCGGCAGTGGCCATGCCTTCGGTTGGAGTGAATGTCTCTGCCATTTTGATTCCTTTATTTACGATAAGCGATGATAATTTGCTTACACATTTTGCTGCGTACAATGTCTTCGTCTATGAATCTTACAACTTCAATGCCTGGAAGACCTTCAAGACGTTTTACAGCGTCCATTAAGCCTGAATCAGGAATATCACTTTGGTCTTGGTCGCCTGATAAAATAATCTTGGTATTCTTGCCGATTCTGCTCAAGAGCATTTGAAACTCTTGCTTTGTCATCTGTTGGCACTCGTCAACTAAAACAATAGCATTGTCAAATGTAGCTCCGCGCATGAATCCCAGTGGGCGTGGTTCAATGGTTTTTGATTTCAACGCATACTCATAAAAGCCACTACCAAGGCTTTTGTGAAACACAGAATCAAAAGGTTCTAGATAAGGTGCGTACTTTTCTTCTAGAGTACCAGGCAGAAACCCCAAGCCTCGGCCGGTTTCTACATTGGGTCTGGTTAAGATAATACGATCTACTCGTTTGTAAAATAGCTCCTGAGCAGCGTAACTTGCTGCAACGTATGTTTTACCTGTACCTGCACTGCCGATGCCAAACACAATGTCATTGTTTTGTATGGCTTCTAAATAAGTTTCCTGAATGTAGTTTAAGGGTTTAACTTCGCGAAATGTTGTAGCTTGAGAAACTCGTGATTCTTCAACTTCAACACGTTGCTTATTTGCTCGTTGCTTGCTGGCACCAAGTGAAAATAAATCTTCACCACGACGTGCCTTTTTACCGCTGGATCTTGCCATAAGTATCCTTTTTCTATTTAACTCAGCCCTGTAAAAGTAGGGCTTCTGCTTGTCGGCGGCGGGTCAAACCTGGTAATACTCTGCCTGCCGCTTTATTCCACTTTAAAATTTCTTGACTTGCGCCAGTCCAGTCTTGCGCATCAATGCGTTTTTTAAAAGTTGAAATTCTATAGTTACCTAAACCGCAATTATAGGCAAAACTAATTACGGCGGCCACTTTTAAATCAGGTGCTGAAGCTAAACTGGGGCTTAACCGCAGCAATTCCTGATAAAAGTAATTTAAATGTTTGTTTAGCTCTTGTTGTGCTTTTTCCTGAGTCCATGTAGTAGTCTTACTAATGTCTGGACCAGTACACCCCCAACCTATGGTCCAAGGCTCGCGGCCTGTGCCAGGGTCAGGGTATGCTGCACAACCACCGTCTGGTAATCGCCTGGCGTAACCTTCAAAAGGTTTTACCAGCAAATCACCGGCTAAGTCAACGGCTTTCATTTTTGAGGCTTTTCTATGCTTCGTCCAACAAACCAGAATGTTAAAATCATGTTCAACATTCCGAAATCTTCTGAAGTCCAGTTCGATTTCAACACTAAAACCCAGTCTGCTCCGGTAGATAAGGCATACAAGATTATAGCGGTCTTGGTGAGCACATACATGCCGAACAGCACGTACGTAACCACAGGGCGTACTAGAGCACTCAGTGCTGAAACCCACTGGTAGCTTTTTGAGGCGGTTTCAGATTGCTCACGGAATGCTTCTTGAATTGCTCCCAGTTGTGCTGTGCTGTGGTCAACGTACTTTTGTTCTAAAGCAATTGTGCCGCGCTGCTTTTCTAGGTCAGTTTGCAAACCGAACATTTTCAGTTCGTGTGAGCGTTCGTTTACTCGGTCAAACTGTTTGATCAACTCAGGTGCCAAACGGAACAATCCGCCCAAAGCACTGCCTAAAATACCGTGCGTTAAAAGTTCTAACATAGTTTGCTTTCTGTGATAAACTTGAAGTTAGCTTGTAGGCGAGGATCATTGGGTTCCAGCTCTAAGGCCTGCTTGGCATATCGTAAAGCTTCTGGAAACAGCTGCAAGTTCCAAGCGGCGATGGCTGCTAAGTCATGTGCTTGAAATCCCCAGACTAAGGGATCGCAGGTGTACACCAGTTCTCGGTCCACAATTTGCAAGGCACTGGTAGCTGCTGCGTAGCAGGCTTGCCAGTCCCCTTTTTTATACGCCAGCATTGCCAGCCCACACCAAGGTTCTCGTGTATTTGGAGCTGTTTCACAAGCTTGTTGCATCCAATATTCTGCTGCTGAGGGCTCGCCTAAATTCTCAAAACACTGAGCCAGCAGCCGTTGTGCGTAGCATCGTTCATTTGCCCAGGTTGCGCTGGGCATGTTCAAGTACCGCTGCAAGGCTTGCACAGCTTCCTGCCATTTAGAGTAAAAAGTCAACTCACGTGCGTAGTAGAAAGCATTGCGTGGACAGTGAGGATCTTCTGTGACTGCTAAGTGCAGCAAGTCCAAGTACTGACCACGTGACTTTGTGGGATCTGGGTGGTGAGATACTAAAAGTTCAGTGGTTTCTGCCCAGATTTCAGTGATGCGTGCATCTGCACGTGGATATTCGTGGCAGGGGTGATGCCAGTGGTATCCATGCCGCGCATGAATCTTTTCGTACTGAAAGCGAATGCCTTGACCCCAGTCAAATCCATAGCGCAAACGTGTGGTGCCGGGCACCCAGGCTTGTTCTATCTTCTCTCGCCAACCCGGCTCTAAAACCTCGTCTAAGTCTAAGGAAACGCAAACGTCCATGTCTCGCGGTACCAAGCTCAGTGCTGCATCTCGTGCTTTGTCAAACCGCCACGGTGTAATGCAAATGCTGTATACTTGGGCACCCCAGTTTTCAGCTAAAAGTTGAGTATTGTCTGTGCTGCCTGTGTCTGCGATTACCACGCAATCGGCTCCTTCAGCTGAACGCATAAAACGTTCCACAAACTGCTCTTCGTTTTTTGAAATAGCATATACTGCAATCTTTAGTTTACTCACTGTAATTCCTTAAGTGGTTGTTGGATACTGGGCTTTGATTTCAGCTACTTTGGCGAGCCACTGTTCTGTAGTAGCTTCACCGCGTTGTGCTTTGAAGAATAAGGGATCTGCTTCTTGGCGGTAAGCAGCGGCACGGGCTGCTTTCATTTCCAGATTTTGTGTAGCCTGATATTCAGCTAGTTCTTCTGGGGATTTATCTACCACTTGAACTGTAAACACTTGGTTGTCTTCAACCACAGGTTCGGCTGGAACCAGTTTTTGAGTTCTAGGGTCGTGCGGTCTGAAAAGATTTAAGTGCAGCAAAGAGTTTTCTTGCATGAAACTTTCTGGAATTCCTTGCAGCGGAAACGAAGTAGCAGGAAATAGAGTTTGATGATCTGCAATCTCTAAAACAGTGGAGTCTTGTACTCGTGCAATTAACATAATGATTCCAATTAAGAGGTTGCAAAGGGTCCTGTTGGGGGGGTAAAGCTTGTAAGAGTGGTGTATCTGGCAATACCTTTGGTAACACGCACATCATCTAAATAACCTGCAAAATATTGTTGGCTATTATCGTAATACGTTCTTCCAAGTACTGCTGTAGTTGTTGGAATACTGAAAGTATTTTCAGTTCCTGTCATCAACCTTCCACCATCTGGAACACCGTTTAAATATATTCTTAAGTTATTATCAACAGTGTCTGAAGTTCTTACAACTGCTACATGATACCAAGTATTAGCAACTAGAGTAGTATTGCCAGTAACGTTATTTTGAGTAGTTTGTCTATACCATGTTTTAAGTTTACCAGTAGCATTAATTAAAATACCCCAGTAATGGTCGGTACCAGTACCATGAAAACCAAATATACCCCTGTCACCGGCAACGTTTGTAGGGTACATCCAAAATTCTACTGTAAAAGGGCTACTTCCCATTCCAAAATTAGCATTACTATTTATTGCTAAATAACTACTGGAACCATTAAGTGAACCTGAACCAGTCCCATATTTCTTTACAGCAGTACTAATAGTAACTCCTGTATTAGTAAAAGTAGCCTTAGTAGTTACGTCAGGGCTGATAACTGAGGTCCCATTAGCTATATTATCATAATTTTGTAAAAATACAGTATTTGTAGCAAAGTACGGATCTGCAACTACGGTTTCACTAGTAGTACTGATTTGAGTTGTATTAGCACTAAACATATTATAAGTAGAGTTGTCCTGCCACAGAACCGTACCAGTTTGTGCCATCACTGGTAAACACAAACTTGTCTAGCTTACTGGCAGTGGCTGTGATTGTAGGAGCTGTGCTGCTAGGCCATTTTACAGGATTAGTTACACTAGGCCAAGTAACAGTGCGAGCTCCGGTGGCATCTTGTTTGAGCAACATCATAAAGCTCTTGCCGGCTACCACTGTGGGAAATGTAAATGTACAGTTGCCGGTTAGGGTAAGCACAAACAGTGAGCCATTAGCCAAGTCAACAGTATAAGCTGTACTAGTATTAGCCACTGTGGTTTCTTCTGTGTAACCGTCCGAGAACACGCCTGCAACAATGGTTTTGTTTGACAACGACTGAGTACCCACCAGTGTAACTTCGCCTGCTGCACCTTGTGGGCCTGTGGGGCCTGTGGCACCGGCGGTTCCTGTGGTTCCTGTGGTGCCTTGAGGACCTGTGGGGCCTGTGGCACCTGTTGCACCTTGCTGAGCCAACACCATCCAGTAAGCTGTGGCTGTGCTGGGAGTTTGGTTGGTGCTGCTGGCTAGGGCTAGATACGATATGCTGTTATAAACTACCACGTCATTGGCAACATAATTGGCTGCCGAACTCCAGGTTCCACGTCCAGTAAATCCCACTGACGCAGGAGTTGCTGAGCCCTCATACGCAGAGTATAGGGCTACTAAACCTGTGCTGGAACCCACAGCCACCAAGTAGTCGCCTGCATTCAAGTTTATGGGCTTTGACCAAGTGTATGTGTCTGAGGCAGCTATGGACTTGGTTGGCGATATTGTGAGTGTGGTGCCTAAAGCCTGCTTATACAGTTTCAATGTAACTGAGAGCGCACCGGCTGTGGTGTTTGAAACCACCAAGCCATGCACAGAAGACTCCACAGTAGCTGGGCAAGTGTATAAGGTGGTGTCTGTGGCTAAAATTTGAACTGCTTGACCTTTTAATGCCATGAGTTAACTCCCGAAAACTAGTGCCATCGCCACTGGGTTTGGTATGGCATTGACTGTTGTGATTGTGGCATAAAGGGCATCAGACTCTGTTTTGGTGTAACCAGAACTGCCTGCTGGGCCTGTTGCACCTGTGGGACCCGCCACAGTACTATCCGCTCCTGTGGCACCTACTGTACCTTGTGGACCCGTAGGACCTGTGGGTCCAGCCACAAAGCTGTCTGCTCCTGGTGTGCCTTGTGGA